ATGCCAAATCCAAATGACAAGGTAAAGAACCTATACGATACGTTCGTCAAGGACGGATACGCCATGGAGCCAGAGGCACAGTTCCGTGAGAACCTTAAAGACCCCAAGAAGCGAAAAGCCGCTTATGACGCATTGGTGAAAGACGGCTACGATATGGAGCCGTACGCAGAATTTGAGAGTAACATCGGTTTTGCCAAGGCGGCACTGGCACCCAAGAAGGAAACCCCATCTTCTGGACAGCAGAAGCCAGCAGTAACACCTGCGGCAAGTTCGGCACCTGCCAAGCAACAGCCGAAGAAAGACCAACCGCTTACCCCTGCACAACGTCAGGCGATGATTGACCAAGTGCAGCAGATGCAACAGCAGACGCAAGCCATGATAGCCGACACCAACGAGCGCATGAAGAACATGAAGGAGTATGGCGTTGGTCTTGGCTTTGGTCAGACAAAGAAAAGCGGTTACAAGGTCAATCCACGCACAGGCAAGTTGGAACAGACCTACATCACACCGACTGGCAACCGATACAACAACAAGGCGTTGGCTGATGCAGAGAGTTTCCACTATCGGCAGGAGGCAAGCAAACCTCTTGGTCTTAATATGAATGACCAACAAGTTGATGCGGCACAGAAGCCAGCCAATGCAGCCGTTGCAGCCTTATGGAAAGAGGCAGAGGCGAAGTATGCAGCTGACCGTAACAAGAATGCAGAGGAGGTGTATGGCGGCAATCCGTGGCTTCATGCAGGGCGTGAGATGCACATTGTCGATGCTGCCACCAACTCACACAAGAATGAGGTGTCACACCTCACACGCTTTGACTTGCAAAAGATGATGGATAATGCGTGGGGACGTGTGGGCAAGCAGATGACCGCATCATGCTATGCACAACTGAAAAAGCAGTACCCCACCGCAACCGAACAGCAGTTGCAGAACTCGGCTTCCGCTATGGCTCGCCAGTTGTCGGATAATGCCGTATATAAGTATGCTGTGGCAAAGAATACTCCTAAGAGTACGTTGGAGTTCTTCGCCAAGACAGCAGCTGACATGAACCTCTTGCGTACAATCAGCAAGGGATTGGCTCGGAGCGAGGCTGGTACGACTGGCGACTTGGCGGCATACGAGGCTGCAATGGGCGAATACGGCAAGAACCACCGTTGGGCGCAGATAGGCGGTACGGTGACGGGTATGTTGTTTGACCCCACTACTTATATATCTGGCGGTGTCGGCTCGTTTACAGGTAAGACCGCACTCAATATAGGCGGTCGCATCGTGGCGAAAAAAACAGCCACCAATGTAGGCGCACGATTGTTTGGCAATACGCTGACTGGACGTGTCGTGGCTGGCATGGCAGGTGGTGCTGGCAACCTTGGCACATACGAGGGCATCAAGGAGGGCGAAAGCCAGTGGCTGCATGGCGGACACATCAACCCACAGACAGGCGAGAACGAGGGATATTCAGCAGGTGATGTGCTGAAATCGTCCCTGCATGGCACTTTGCTCGGTTCAGTTACAGGCACGGCATCGCCATTGTTGGGTAATGTAGCGGATAAGTGGGTCAAGGCTACCTCGAACACGGCAGGAAAGGTAGGTATCCGTGCAGGAGAACTCGCGACCTCCACTGTTGCCGAAGGTACGATATTCTCCATACCAGAATGGATTAGCGGTGATGGCGATGCGATGGACGTGTGGACGGACAACATGGCGATGATGATAGGTTTCAAGGGGCAGCACATGATAAAGTCCGCCCCTCGTGTCATTGCAGGGCTGCGACCTATTGAGAACCCACAGACCATGCAGGAGCGCAACCACAACCGCATGAGTTTCGTTGAGAGGTTGCGCAAGCAGGTGGACGCAAGTACGCGCGACATGGCTTTCACCAAGGAGGAGCGTGAGGAGTTGCAGAAGTATGGTTATGGCGACCTTGCTACTCTCTTCACTCGCACACCAAAACAGCAGCCCAAGCCCAAGTCAAAGCCGACAACTAAGGACGGAAAGGTAATGTATCTTGACATTCCCGAAGCCAAGGTTGAGGATTTGGGCAAGCAGTGGCTCAAGCAGCACCCCGAGTTTGATGGCTATGAGGCTATGGAACGCCTCATGCAAGACCCGAATGTGAGCCAAAGTGCGAGAGCCAAGGCTTATTATATCCTCACTGGTCGTCAGTTGCCTATGGGCAGTGTTACCGGGTACACCACGGAGCAGGACGAGAACGGCAATATCTTCGTTAAGTCCGTCACTGCCAATGGTGAGGTAGTGACGAGCAGACGCTTTGCAGACGAGACTTTAGCCAAGAAGGAGCAGGACAAAATCATGCGCCAAGCCGAACTCAACTCAGTAGATGTCGGTGAGCGTTACACAGAGGCGAAAGCCGACAATAAGGTATTTGAAGCAGCCGTTGAAGCAGTTGCGCCCGGTGCAGACCCCGAAACCGTCAAGCGCAACTACCAAGCTGCAAAGCAGGGAGACAAGGACGCAATCGCCAACTATGGGCAGATGGTCGATGCCATTGACAAGTTCATGGAAGAAAACAAGGGCATGGCAGACACGGAACGCCCAGAGGCAATCCGTGCAGCCATCAAGGAGGAGACTGGCGTAGATGTGGACGAGGCTATCAAGAAAGAGCCGAGCAAGCGTACTGAACCCGAAAAGGCAGCGGTGCAGGGCTACATCGAGCGTCTGTTTCCCGAACAGAAAGCCGAGAACGAGCAGCCTATGTCCGATGACGAGGCAGGAGCGTCAGCCATTTACGACCAATCACGTCTGTTGTGGGAAAAGGTGGAGCAAGGCGATGCGGACGCGAAAGCTGATGTTGATGCCATCATCATTCGTATGCAGGAGGCATACAAGGAATGTGAGGACGCATTTGGCACGGACGCAGAAATGCGCATGGCAGAAATGGAAGATAATCCGTGGGCATTGGCCAACGACCCAGAACTGACAGACGACCAGAGGGACGCTGTGCTCTACTACATCAATGCCAAGGCTGCAATGGACGGTGTGCAGGACGCATCGAACGATGCCTTGGAAAACAAGCGCAGGGAGGTTGCCGCCAATGTGGAGCGACACACCCACAAGGACAACGGCATTGTGCAGCCAGCCACCATGAAAGTGGACGACAAGCCTGTCTATATCGTAAAGGGCAATATTGTTCCTCTCCCCGATGGTTCGGGCATTGACGTGCGCAATTCAGATCAGAGTATTGTTATATGTGATGCAGAGACTGGCGAGTATAAGTTTGCCAGCCCGGACCAGCTGTTCTCTCTTGGTGAGGCCATCGACCCTCAGACAGAACTCGATGAGGCATACGCAAACATTCAAGCCGAGCATGAAGCCATACTTGGTGGTACAGAGAATGGAGAAAGTGTACCAAATTTGGAGGAAAGCGTACCCGAAACGCCCGAAAATGTACAGAATGAGGGCGAGAATGTACAACAGCCCATGACTGACGAGCAGTTGCATCAGTATGCCCGAGGTGCTTTCGATGAAGCAACACAAGGCAAAAACGGTGTATCTCTTCTGCAAGAGCAGATTGAGCAGTTGCAACAGCACAATCAACAGATGTTGGAGCAGGAGCAGCAGCGCAAGGAAGATGAGGCAAATCGTCAGCCTACAGCATTGGAGCGTGTTCCCATCAACGAGGAGACACAGGAACCTATGTTTGAGAAAGCCGATAAGGAGACAGCTCTTGATGCGCTCAACGAGATTACGGGTGGAAATGAGGCGAATACCACAGCCATTGTCAATGCGCAAGTGGAGCAAGCACAGAAAGCCCTTGATGCTCTGAAGAAGAAACAGCCAACCAAGAAAGCCCCTGCGCTTAAAGGTTCGCCAATGGCAATGGTAAAGGAACAGCAGGAAGCCGATGCCAACTACAATGCAGCCATGGAGCAGTACAACGCACAAGTGGTTGAAGCAGAGGAGACTCTGAGTGCATGGTCTCGCATTTATGTTCTCATGAACGAGCGCAAGCGTGCTTTGCGTGAAAAGCAGGAGGCAGAATGGAGAAAACGCAATGCGAGACTGCATGATGAAGCCGTGGCGCAGGTTGAGGAGCAGAAGCGCATTGCCGCTGAGAAAGCAGCCGAGCAAGAGGCAGTCGGCACTCATGCCGTGAACCCGAAGATTAAGGCAAAGTGGGACGGATCAACGAAGGTTGAGGGCAATCCTAATGCTATCACCCTTGCAGATGGTTCTACTATCCGTGGCCACTACGTCCTCACTGAGGCAGGAGCAGCCACAGCCAGCCATGACGTGAATAATGCCTACGAGCCTACTGAAGGTTTCTCGGTTGACGAGAACGGCGAGAGCGTGAATGACCGCGACTACAAGCGTGATAGAGACGCGCAGCGCATTGTAAGGGATATGGCAGACAACTACGACAGCAGAGCTTTGCAGACACCAGTCATTGTCAGCAAGGACGGCGTTGTGCTTTCGGGCAACAACCGCACCATGTCTGGTGAGATTGCAGCAAAGAACGGCACTGACAAGGCGTATGTGGACCACTTGCGCGAGTTTGGAGCCATGTTCGGTTTCACTCCCGAGCAGATAGACGGTATGCAGCATCCGCGCGTTGTCTTCGTTCCTGATGAGGAACTGCCTTACGATGCAAGTACGTTTGCACGCTTCAACGCAGAACAGCAGAAGAAACAGAGCAAGCCGGAGCATGCCGTGAAACTTGGCAAGATTGTTCCTGACAATGTGTTCACAAGCATCACCAATGACATCAGTCGCTTTGACCGCATGTCTGACTACTATGCCGACGACAAATCAGTGGCTTCTGCCATCAGTCAGTTGTTGGATGCAGGAGTTATTAACGAAATGCAGTTGCCGGAGCTTCGCACTGGCAATGCTTTGTCGGCAGCAGGTAAGGAACTTATCGAGAACACACTTATAGGCAAGGTCTTCCAGACTTCGCCCGATGCCGTGCGCCAGATTATCAGCACACCGACACTTCGTCAGTCCGTTGTTATGGGCTTGAACGAGATTGCCAACAACCGCACACTTGCCAAGAGCGGCTATGACCTTAGCAAGGAATTGGCAGCAGCCGTTGACCTTGTGAGTCGTGCCAAGTCTGACTCGCCCGATATCTATAAGGAAGGTATGCCGGTATCTCCTTACGGCAGACAGCAGGGTCTGTTTGACGACGAATACGGAGACAGTCGTGTAACTGATGGCGTTACGTTGCTCCTTGCCGACCTGCTAAACAGCGGAAAGCCGAGCGACTTGCGCAAGGTTCTCTCTACATACAATAACGAGGCTGCATCACCTGCTGCAGGTCAGATAGACATGTTCAGCGGAGACGTGACCTCCAAGGAAGAAATTCTCAAAAACGTAAACGAATATTTCAGAAATGCTACACCAAAAGAACAACAAGCCCTCATCGACGCAGCCGTTGCAGAACGCAAACGGAGAGCGGAAGCCGCAGAGCCAGCTGGAGGAGACGAGGCAAGCGAACAAGCTACGGTTGTTGCTGGGAGCGATGCAGAGCCTCAACAGCCAGTCGTAGCCAGTGAAGAACCAGCTAAGGGTAACGAACCTGATGCCGACGCATTGGCGAAGGAAGCCGAAGAAAAACTGAGCGAGCGCATCACCGACACAGAAGACGAGTGGACGGAGCCAAGTGAATATGGAGAAATCTACAAGCACCGTATGTTCGTTGATGGCAAGGAAGTTATCAAGGTTGACGCTCCTGACAAGAGCAAGAATTATCCCGGAACCTATTATGAAATTGACGGCAAGCAGTTTGGCGACCTCTACGAAGTAGCCAACTATATTGACGGCAATGAGCAGCCGTTGTCTGCCAAGATTGAAGCAGCCTCAGCCGAAGTGAACACCGACCCCACCGAGGCACAGAAGGAAGCCGGCAACTATAAGAAGGGACATGTGCAAGTCGGTACGTTCGACATCACCATTGAGCAGCCGCAGGGCAGCGTGCGTAAAGGCACCGATGCTGACGGCAAGCAATGGGAAAGCAAGATGAACAACACTTACGGCTACATTCGTGGTGCCGTGGGTGTTGACGGCGACCACATTGACGTGTTCCTCTCCAATGATATTGACGGTTGGAACGGACGCAAGGTATTCGTAGTGGACCAGTACAATCCCGACGGCAGCTTTGACGAGCACAAGGTTATGCTTGGCTTCAATGATCAAGACGAGGCTAAGGGCGACTACCTTGCCAATTACGAGCAGGGCTGGGAGAATGGCCGCAGAATTGACATTACCGGCGTGAACCTCGAAGACTTCGAGAAGTGGATAGAGTCGAGCAAGCGTAAGACTAAGCCTTTTGGCGAGTACTCGTCGGTGAAGAAGGACGTTGTGGAAATCAATGCACCGGAAGAAGCCGGCTATTCCATCACTCCTTCAACCTACACCAATAAGAAGGGCAAGACGAGCGATGTTTCTCTCCTTACCTTTGACCATGACTTGACAGCCGACCAAGAGCGTGCCGTCAAGGAGTTTGCCAAAGAGCGTACAGGTGAGGGACGCTTTGCCCCTGCACGCGGTTGGAAAGACCGTGAGAGTGGTGGTTGGATGTTCCGTAGCGAAGAGGACGCACGCAAGGCCGCTGAAATGGTTGGTAATGAGCAAGCCGTAGCAGACAACCAGCCAATGACAGCGCAGGAACTTCGCGATGCAGTGGAGCCGAAGAAGCCAACGACAAAGACCGCAAGCAAGAAACCTGCAAACCGCGTAGAGAGCGTGCCAACAGAAGAACCAATAGAGCCGGAGAAGCCTAAGTATGAGGTCAGTGACGAGGAAATGAACGGATTGATGAATGACATTCGTGATATTCTCGGTATTGGTGACGACGAGGGCGATGCCGGGTTTAAGTTCCGTGATCCGGACGAACTGACTGCAGAGCAGCGTCAGAAGCTCATGTCAGTCGGTCAGCGTCTGGCCATGGCCATGGTTGAGCGTGGCAATGAGTCGTTTGGCGACTATGCCTCCATGATGGTTAAGGCATTGGGCGACAAGGTACGCCCTTGGTTAAAGGCTTTCTATGGAGGACTGGAGTATGTCCCCGGCTATGACAAATATGCCCTCACTCCATACGAAGAGGTGAAAGCCTTTGACGTGGAGAATTTCGACAAGCCTACCAAGGACGTAATGGCACAAGCCAACATGATAGTTGAGGAAGGCAAGGCACAAGTGGCCGCAGAAAAAGCAAACAATGAATTAAAGGCAACAAGAAATGAGCAACGAAAAGAAACCGAAAAGCAGACAGCAGCAAATACAGATGCTGTTGCAGCAGAAGCAAAGTCTGTTGCAAGCGAAGCAACGGCTCTCGCAGAAACTTCAAGCGACGAGCAAGCCCTCACCGGAGCAGCAGAGCGAGTAGATGAAACCCTCGACAAGGTAAATGAGCAGCTTGCCCTGCTTGGCTACTATGAGGCTGACGAGGTGGAGAAGGACTACAACGAGGCATACGGCTACATGCGTAATGCCGAGAAGAAGGCCGTCAAGGATGCAGCCAACCTTGCAAGCCAGTTGATTTCTGATTTGAACCTTAGCCACTATGAGGCTTCTCACTCAAAGCAGACGGATAAGAAAGGCAATCGTAAGAAAAAGCCACTTGCAGTTTCCAACATTTCCCCTATTGGAGGTGATGTGTCTATACACCTGCCATTAGAAGAAGGACGCGAGCTGTATCTGACAATAGGCGTTGAGCCAAGAGCAGCCAAGGGTGTAGATGGCTTTGGAGGCAGCGACCTTGAAGTTACTCACATCATGTTCCGGGTTGACCATCCTGAAGGCACCGGCAATGACCGCTACGGTAGAAATGTATTCGTTGACAGCAATGTTACGTATTCTGACCTTCTGAAGCAGGTGCAGCGTGAAGCCTACAAATATCTTATAGGTAGTGGCGTGGCCAATGAAGGAGAGTATGCAGCAGGTGACAAGGTGCAGTATTCAACCGATGGTGGCCGCACATGGACTGATGCAGTTGTAGTGCAGCCTAACGATGAGGGCGGCATCCGCATTGACACCGGCCTTGCTCCTGTCATGTGGGTTAATGCTCACCCGGACCAGTTGCGCCATAAGCCAAGCGAGTCAGCCGAGCCGAAGCATGAAGCCGATGGCGACTTCTACGAAGACGGCATCAATGAGGACGCAGTTGCGGCATTGCCAGAAGACACTGCCATACAGCTTCATGTTGTTGATATTCTCAATCCGGGCATGACCGACCATTCGATGAAGTCGAAGATCGAGAGCCTCAACACGTTGCTCCCTAAAATTTCAGACAAGAAATTGTTGGAACTCGACAAGGAGTATGGCGATGACAAGGATATGGGCACCCATATCAAGGCAGAGGTGGCGAGACGTGCCAAGGATGGCGGAGTTCAGCCAACATCATCAGAGAAACCAGCAGACAAACCAAAGCCTGCATCCAAGAAAAATGCAACTAAGAAAGTTAAACCAGAGCAGCCTGTAGGTGATTTGTTTGCCGGGCTGTTTGATAATACATCAGACAATGGATTACAAGGAAATGATGAAGCGGTACGCACCGAAACAGTGCCAGCCGACAATAGTGGACAACAGCAAGGACTACGAGAAAGCCAAGGAAGCCCTCGCAAAACAGCTGCACAAGAAGGTGGAAGACCTAACGGAGGACGAGGAGGACAAAGCACTGGCAAAGATAGGGCTGTGTCCGCTGGACTTCATGGACTGACCGAGCCGAAGAACACACGCAACAACCATTCAGAGCGTGGCGCAGACCATGCCCCAGCTTCGGTGAATGGCAGAATAGAGGCCAATATCAAGGCTATTGAGTTGGCGCATGAATTACTTGAGAGCGGTGAGACAGCCACTCCCGAGCAGATGAGTGTACTTAGACAGTTCAGTGGTTGGGGTGGTCTTGGAGCCGCTTTCAGCGACGGAGGCTATGACTGGAAACAGCGTGAGCGTAACAAGAAAATACGTGAGTTGCTTGGAGAAGAAGCCTACGAGCAAGCCGTTATGAGTGCTAACAGTGCCTACTACACCCCTGCATACGTTGTTGATACACTTTGGGACATTGCAAATCAGCTTGGTTTCAAGGGTGGCAACATCTTAGAGGGTTCTGCAGGTATTGGCAACATTTTGGGACAGATGCCTACAACGGTAAGCGAGCGCAGTAACATTCACGCCATTGAGATAGACGGCACATCTGGCGGCATTCTCTCATTGCTCTATCCCGATGCCAAGGTGGAGATACAAGGTTTTGAGCAGACACGCATACCTAATGGCAGTGTGGATCTGGCTATTACCAATGTACCTTTCGTTACCGGGTTGCGTGTGAATGACACCACAGGCGACAGTGACCTTTTTAAGAAGTTCCACAATATCCACGACTTCTGTATAGCCAAGAATGTGCGTAAGTTGCGTGAGGGTGGATTGGGTATCTTCATTTCTTCAAACGGCACGCTCGATAACAGCAAGGCTTTGCGCGACTGGGTTGTGAACGAGGGAGGTTCGGACTTCATCGGAGCATTCCGCATGAATAACAAGACCTTTGGCGGTACAACCGTCACGTCGGACATCATCGTTATCCGCAAGCGAGTGAATGGTCAGAAGTCGGCACAAGCCATTGACGTGAGCAGCATCAGCGGTGAGCGCACGGCCGAATATGAAGAACCGGGCGCACGCAAGGCCAAACAACTCTCCATGGACTACAACAAGTATTTCATCGAGCACCCAGACCACATGGCCGGTGAAATGCGCTTTGCCTTTGAGGAAGGTGATACATTCAGACCTACGAGCAAGGGACTCTACCCGGTAAGCGGCAAAGACCAAGGCAAGATGCTGGTTGATTTCGTTAAATCGTTCACTGAAGAAGATAGCAGCAAAGCGACCACTACAGATCACCACGATGTTTCACTTGTGCTTGATGCGTCAGCGGACGGCAAGAAACTTGGTGAAATGTATATGAAAGACGGCCAGATTGTTTTGGCCAGCTTTGGCGGTTACTATCCTCTTGAAGTGAACGACAAGAAGATAAAGGGACACACCAAGCAGGAGTGTTTCACTGCTTATGCTGCCATCAAAAGTGCATTGGCCGATGTTATGCAGTACCAGACAGAGAACGAGAGTGATGCAGGACTGAAACCATTGATTGCCAAACTCAACAAGGCATACGATGCATTTGTCAATACCTACGGCCATTTCAACAAAAACAACCAATTAGCATGGTTGCGCAATGATGTGGACTATCCTAATGTGTTCTCATTGGAGACATATAAGGAGCAAGGAGACGGCAAGGGAGGCGTTGTCAAGACCTACGATAAGGCCGATGTGATGAAAGGCCGTGTCGTGGAAAAGGAAAGCGAGCCGCACCCTGAGAATGTCAAGGACGGTGTTGTGGTGAGCATGTTCAAGAACGGACGCATTGATGTTCCTTACATTGCAAGCCAGCTTGGAAAGAGTGAGGCGGAAGTGAAGCGTGAAATCATTGACAGCGGACTCGGCTTTGAAGACCATACGACACGACAGATGGAAGTGTCATACCAGTATCTGAGCGGTAACGTGAGAGAGAAGCTGAAACAAGCTGAGGCCAACAATGAGAATGGCGAATACAGCAAGAATATCAAGGCATTGCAGGATGTGGTTCCTATGAATATTCCTGCACACTTGATAGACTTCACGCTCGGTTCGTCATGGCTTGACCCAAAACTATATGACGAGTATGTGAAAGAGCGTACCGACATAGACGTGCATTTCACAGCAGCTGGTGGAACATGGTTTATGAAAGCCCCGACCTATGGTGTGAACGTTGAGAAGAACCGCGCAATGGGTATTGTGAGTGAAATGCTTAAGAAAACAATAATGGGCCATGAACTCATTTCAGCCGCAATCCAGAACAAAAGCATTATCGTGTCACGTACGGAAAAGCATTATGACGGCACAACGGAAACCATCACAGACCGTGAGGCTACGGCAGCATGTGCAGCCAAGATAGACGAGATACGTCAGGACTTCAAGGACTGGGCGCGAGGAAAGATGCAGAGTGACGCGGACTTGTCAGCACGCATGGAGCAAGAGTATAACGACCGCTTCAACAATTATGTTCCTATGAGCATACCTGACGACTTTGTACCTGAATATTTCGGTGGCGCAACACACAAGTTCAAGATGCGCTCACACCAAGGTAAGGCCATTGTACGAGGTACAATGCAGCCGTTGTTGCTTGCCCATGAGGTTGGTACCGGCAAGACATTCACCCTTATCTCCACCGCAATGGAGATGCGCAGACTCGGTACGGCACGCAAGCCTATGATCGTGGTACAGAATGCCACCGTAGGACAATTTGCAGCTTCAGCTAAGGAACTCTATCCAAATGCCAAGATACTTACGCTTGAAGATAATGACCGCAATGCGGAAGGTAGAAAGAATTTCTATGCAAAAATCAAGTACAACGATTGGGATATGATAGTTGTACCTCAGAGTACCTTTGAGTTTATCCCCGACAGTGACGAGCGTCAGATGCAGTTCGTACAGGACAAGATAGACGAAAAGATGCTTGTGCTTGAACAGATGCGTGAGGCAGACTCCAGCGGCAGAGACCCTATAACAAGGCGTGCTGAAAAGGAATTGGCCGACCTCCAAGCAGAAATGGCAGCATTGTCAGAAGGTATCTCAAAGAAGCGCACAGCCAACAATGAAAAGAAGAAAGCCGTTGCCAAGCAGAACGCAGCTGTCAAGGCGCAGGAAATGCTCGATCGCCGCACGGATGATGTGGAGAACTTTGATGATATGGGAATTGATGCCCTGCTCATTGACGAGGCGCACGAATACAAACACCTCGGTTTTGCAACAGCCATGCAGCGCGGTGTGAAAGGCGTTGACCCATCATACAGTAAGAAGTCGCAAGGAGTGTACTTGAAGACGCAAGCCATATTGGAGAAGAATAATGGTCGCAATGTTATCTTCGCCACTGGTACGCCTATCAGTAGTACAGCAGCAGAGATTTGGACTTTCATGCGTTATCTTATGCCAAAGGACACCATGAAGGAATATGGTATCTACTACTTTGACGACTTTGTGCGCAACTTCGGCAATATACAGCAGATGCCAGAGTTCAACACAAGCGGCAAGTTCAAGGAAGTGAACCGCTTTGCCGGATATGTGAACCTGCCCGAATTGGTTCGTATATGGTCAGGGGTAGCAGACACCGTGCTGACCAAAGACCAGACGGAACTTGTGAAGAAGATACCAGAAATGGAGGGCGGCAAGGCGCAGGACATCTATCTACCACAGACACGCGCTCTTCGCAGTGTGATGAAATATGTGCGTGAAGAACTTGAACGCTTTGACAAAATGAGCGGCAAGGAGAAGAAGGAAAACAGCAGCATACCTCTCACTATGTATGGTATTGCTCAAGGAGCCGCTGTTGATGCCCGACTTGTGGAAATGCACGCAGAGGATGATCCGAGGAGTAAGACTAACGAGGCCGTACGCCAAACCTTGCGTTCGTTGAAAGAGACTGACGACTACAAGGGTACTGTAGCCATCTTTGCCGACCATTACCAGAATAAGCGCAGCGGTTTCAACCTGTATGAGGACATCAAGAAGAAACTCATCCAGCAGGGTGTTCCCGAAAGCGAGGTTGTCGTAATGAAGCCCGGCATGACCATCAAGAAGAAGTTGGAAATCTTCGACAAGGTTAACCGAGGTGAGGTGCGTGTTATTCTCGGTAGTACTGCAACCCTTGGTACTGGTGTAAACATACAGGAACGTCTGCATACCCTTATACACCTTGATGCGCCAAACCGTCCGATGGACTACACGCAACGCAACGGCCGCATCTTGCGACAGGGCAATCTTCACAAGCAATGGAATAAACCAGTCCGTGTGCTTCGTTTTGGTGTGGAAGATAGTCTTGACGTAACTGCATATCAGCGATTGAAGACCAAAGGTGCGATTGCTGATAGTGTTATGGAGGGTGACCGACTGATGCAGGACAGCATGAATAACCGTGTGCTTGAAGAGGAAGAAGATGTGTTCGGCGACACTATTGCTCAACTCTCTGGTAGTGAATACGCCCTGCTGAAAAACAATGCGGAGAAGAATGTGCGCAAGTACGAAAGCCGCAAAAAGCAGTGGGAAGCCGACCAAACCTATATTCACAATGCCAAGCCAAAGTTGGAGGGACAGATAAAGGCTGCAGAGCAACGAGCAGAGGAAGCTAACGCCCAGCTGCTTGCAGTGCAAAAAGCATTCCCCGATGGCAAGTTCACAGAGATAACTGTTGGCAAACTGAAATTTGCTTCGGTTGATGCCATGGCTGACTTCATCAAGGAACACAACAAGAAAATCCTCGATGCAGTAAAGGCGATGAAAGAGAACCCCGGCAATAACGTCCAGACAAATGCTCTTACTTTGTCATTGGGAGGTTACGACTTTGTTGTCAAGACAGAGATGTCGCGAGAGACTGTGAACAATGGCGGACTGCTGTTTGCCGAGATACATCGTAGAATGAGCTACTCATGTCCTGAACTTGCTCTGAATAATGTTCCTGTAAAGCAGTCGCTATTGCGCAATGCCGTTGAGGACATCACCGAGAATGTAATCACAGGTAGGGACTTTGCCGAGCGGTTCGACATTGCTACACGTATGGTACAGCACGGCAAATCAGAGTTAGAACAACTAAAGCAGCGTGAAGGTAAGCCGTTTGAGTTTGGAAAGGAACTCGAAGAAGCCAAACGTCAGTTTGAGGAATATTCCGAGGCCATGAAGGTAGAAATGGCAGAAAAGGAGAAGAAGTATGCCGAAATGGACGCAAGTGTTGACGCAGCTACTGATGTCGTTGCAGACGATGAGGATGAAGCCGCAGAAGACAAGACTAAGTTTCGTTTGCTTGATGCTGACGACCCTAAGGCAATGGAGCTGGAGTCTTTGCCGGAGAGTGAGTTGGTTCCTGTTTACCGTAATGTGCAAGCCTTTGAGGATGATGCACTGGGTTCACCTATGGCATTTACCGATGCTGAGACAGGCGAGCGCAGAACATTGGAAGGCAGACGTTGGAACTATTCTGCACCTCCAAAGGTGGAACTCACCGAGGAGCAGCAGCGCAAGCTGGACGAACTCAACAAGATTGGCTACATCATGGTTGACGGCAAAAAGAGTACAGAGTTGCAGATCAATGACGGTTTGAAATTCGTGAAGCCTAAGACCAAGGAGGCACAGTTGCAGTACTTCCTGAAGAAAAACCCCGAAGACAAGGGCTTGTGGGCAGCATACGACCCATACGACCATGCCATCGAAACACCTTTGAACACGCAGTTTGGCGAGGCATACAAGAGACCTAATCTTGTTGTGGTACGCAGCCTCATCCCGAAATCGGAGATAGACGAGCCGTTCCACGCAGACTATGCTCTGTTGCCTACCGGTGCCCATCAGTGGAACAATGGCCGCACGCTGTATCTTTCACGCTGGAGCAAGATAGACAAGGTGCTCACCCGTGAGGAGGAAGCTAAGCTCATTGACGAGTACTGGAAGAAGCATCCGGGAAAGCGTGAGGAGCTGAAGACCCACCGTGACTACAACCGCTTTGTGCCACAAGTGCGCAGAGAGTTGGAGAAGATGGGTTACCGCTTTGAACTTGACGGCAAGGAGTTGACACCGGAGGAGAGTCTTGCACTCGACAAGCAGAACTGGGAGAGCCGCGATATTATCCCCGGACGCGAAGGACACACGCCATTCGTCAGCAACGAAGACATAGCACGCATCAATGCGAAGATGGCCGGCAAATGGGTAGGCGAACCGAAGGAAGCAATGGAAAGTGCGATGAGCGAGAGAGTGACCGAACTGTCCGAACGTCTGCATACTCCAGTGCGCATCATCCGTACAGAGGAAGAAGTGGCTGCATTACCTTCCGTGCGCCAGCGCAGAATGAAGGGTAGCTTCAATCCTATGACTGGCGAGGTGACTATTGTTGTTCCCAACAATGCTAACATGGCAGACGTTGAGAATACGTTTGTGCATGAGGTTGTGGGTCACGATGGTTTGCGCGTGCTGTTCCCTGATGAGGCTAAGCTGAACAATGCCCTTGATGAACTCTATCGTGTGTCTAAGGACGAGATACGCGGTACCATTGACCGCATGGCGCAGAAGATGTACGATGCCGAGGTGGACCGCATACGTGAGAAGAAACGCAAGGAGCATGTAGCCAATGGTGAGGATGCCAACGCTTCATACTATGCAGATATGGCAGCAGCACATGCCGAGGCCGGAAAGAAACGTGAGCAGTTCAAGCGTGATGCAACAGAGGAATATGGTGCCGACCTTGCCGGACGTATCGGTGAGAAAGGCTTCGAGAAGATGAGTGCCGAAGAACTTACGTTCTGGGGCAAACTGAAAGCCATGCTCCAAAAGGCTCTACAAAAATTGTTGGACGGATTGAAAATCCCCGGCAAGAGGAAGTGGGGTGATAAGGACTGGGCGTTTGTTCTGCATGAGGCATACAAGCGTAAGAAGAATGGTGGTAAGCCTAACGTGTTCGATGCCGCTGATACTGAGGTTATGCGCAGGAAGACAGGTTTCGGTGATACTAAGTTCAGTGATGGTAAGAATAAATCCAGTGAGCCAAAGCCAATAGGACACAGTACATTCGGAAGCGTGTACAACCAGTTCAAGGGCAAAGTTCTTCAAGCCGTGAAATTCTTGGTCAATCACGAAAGCGGAGATTTGCTTGGTGTTTTCCATAGAAATGATGTAGGAGATATTGATATGGTTTGGGGTAATGAAGGTGGCGGACTCTGCCATATTCTGAACAAGCATATCAACGACAAGGACTTTCCTACTGTTAAGGATTTGGTATCTCGCATAGAAGACATCATAAACAAAGGAGAGGTTGACGAACGACATTCTAATGCCGACAAACTTGTATTGGTGAAGGATGGTTACCTTGTTACGATACGTCGTAACGTAAGAGAAAAGGGCATAAAAATAGCCGATAAGAACTGGGTTCTGACGGCTTATAATAAAGATGCACCTGCCACCACCAAGGCTCCCGTTGATGGCACTTATGGGAGCACGGCTGTCGCTCCCGGTACATCTTCGGATGCAAAGTTAGCAACAAAGTCTGAGATTAACGAATTTTCAGACAATAATGTTGCAGATGAGGGCATTATGTTCCGCGACGGTGATATGGGACTTGAAGAAACCATCACTAAGATGAAGGTTGAGGCAAGCCAAGCCAATGCCGACAACTGGCAAGCCAAGCAGGATGCAATGAGAGCCATCGGTGGCAATCTTAACAAGTTGCGTCAGGCAATGGCACGTCAGAGAGCGTATGACCTATCAACTGTCAAGAGCATAACAGACCTTGCAAAGGTGTTGCTTGAAAACGGATTTCTCGATGATTTGAGTAAGTATGAGACAAAGCGCATCCTCTCAGCCGTGAACAATGTACATGGCAAGCAGGACGTAAGTGATTACGTTCAGAAAGTTATGGACATCATGGTTGACAACCAACTACGCATGGGAGCTAACCAGCTGGGCAAACTCCTTTCCATCCGTGGAAGCCGCGTTGACGCGCGAGGTATTGAGGTGCAAGGACAGCTTGACCCGGAAGGCCAGCGTATAGCGCAGGTGGTTAGGAAAGCCACTTCCTTACCAAAGGAGAACATAGAGGAGCGTATTGCAGACTGCACCAATCGTATGAGTAGTGACGACAATGCCGTAGCCGAGGAAGCAGCCATCGAGTACAGCGGTCTGTTGCTTGCCCATCAGTTTGTAGAGGACATTACCGAAAGCAAGGCTGAGGAAAAGGCTCTTCGTGAAAGCATTAAGGAAGCCAAGGCCGACTTGGATGCAGGAACGATGGAAGCCGATGCTTACCGTGAATACGTGGAGTCAACCAACGATGCCATCCGTCAGAATAAGATAGAGCGAGCCGAAGCCTACCGCAGCATAGTGGAGCAAGTAGGCGGTGTTCTTGGTGGCAGCGTTGAGCGAGCCAAGGCATGGCGTGAGGCAGAGAAGCAGCGCGTTGAGACCATCCATCACAATGCCAACTCCGACATGACCGGTAGACCTAACGACGAGCATCATAAGGAAAGCAAGGCACAGAAGATAGCCAATAACAGTATAGTACGCTTTGTTCTTGCACCTTTAGGCACATTCGACCAGATGCTGAGAATGTTTGGAAAGAAAAGCGTGAACGGTGAGGGCTACTTGTGGAACCGCTATATGCGTGGATGGGTTGAGGCTACCGAAAAGGAGTACACCGGTTATCAAAACGCCTTGAAGACGCTCGACGAGAAGGTTAGCGAAGTATTCGACAAGAAGATGAAATGGGGCGACCTATTCTCTTTGGAGCGCAACCTTCCAAAAGCGACCGTTACCTTCTGGGACGGTGGCGAGCAGAAGGCACACGAACTGACACAAGGCAACCTTCTGTATATCTACATGGTTGACAAGATGGCAGACGGCCGCATGAAGTTGCGTCGTATGGGTATCACAGAGGAAGAAGTGGAGAACATAAAAGAATTTGTTGATCCTCGTTTCTTGGAACTTGCTGACTGGATGCAGGACGAGTTCCTTGTGGAAAAACGCAACGAGTACAACGAGGTGCATAAGCGCATGTTCGGTGCTTCAATGGCAGCGATTGAGAACTACTTCCCTTTGAAGATACTTGCCAATGCGAGAATTGAAGAAGTGGACGTAGCCGACGATACAACCGACACCGCATTGCCAGCGACCTCAACCGGTAGCATCATCAAGCGCAGACGCAACAATCTTGCCCTTGACGTGATGGGTGCAGACGCATTCAGCGTTATACTCGACCACATTCAGCAGATGGAACGTTGGGCATCCTTTGCAGAGTTCAACCGCGACTTGAACACCTTGCTGTCATACAAGCGTTTCCGCAATCAAGTTATGAACATGACGAGTGTTTATGGTGGTGGCAAGACTCTGTGGAAGAATTTCCGCAATGTGTGTAGTATGGCCGCAGGAGCCTATCGCCCACCAATCGCAGCCCTTGACAAGGCCGCAGTGAATGTGGCGAAGGGCGTAACGGCAGCCAAGGTTAGTTTCAGAGTGTTCACTGCATTAAAGCAGTTCCTCTCTATGCCAGCTTATCTTTCTGACAGCAGCCCTGTATATCTTGCAGGAAACATTGCCAATCCGATAGGTGCTTGGAAGTGGTCAATGGAAAACCTTCCACTCTTCGAGAAGCGTTGGAAGAGCCGCATGGCAGGAGACCCAAGACTGATGAAGAGTGAAATGGACTGGAAGATGTGGCAGAACCGCGCTGTTGAAATAGCCTCACGTATCGGTATGTCTCCTAATGCCTTTGTCGATGCACTGACAGTTGCCATAGGTGCACACTCTATGTATCAGACCAAGAAGAAGAAATATCTTCGTTACGGCTATGATGAAGAGACGGCAGAGAAGCGAGCCAAGCAAGACGCTACTATTCTGTTCAACCAGACACAGCAGTCGAGTGAAAGCGCGTTCCTCTCTACGATGCAGACCGACCGTTCATGGTTGAGCGTTCTGTTCACTGTGTTCAGAAACTCTTCGATGTCGTACACACGTCAGCTGTATGATGCACTCCGTAACCTCAAACACCGTTTTGAACCCGGTTACAAAGGACTCACAGAGGAGTATCTTGCCAAGCAGATGCGCAGAGACGGCATAGACCCCGACAAGGCCGACCAGAACGCCAAGAGCGAGTATAGAAGAAGCCTGATGCGTGATATAGTCCGCGTAGGCGTGTTCGGCTATCTGTTGCAGTTTGCTTGGAACTTGGGAGCCTATCTGCCCTATCTCCTCTTAGGTGACGACAAGGACGAGAAGAGCGACATGTGGCATGACATCTTCTGCCATACCATGTTCGGCAGTATAGAAGGCTTGACTGGAGGTGACGTGATGAGTGCTGTAGGTAATGGCTTTGCTAAAGGCGAAGGTTTGAACCTATTCTCCGCTTCAAAGGATATGCCTCTTAGTTCAGACTTGCAGAACATTGTAAACAAATGGAACAAAGACAAAGTTGCCGCCATGAACGACGTGACCAACTTGATGGTTCAGTCTGGTATAGGTGTCAATCCTCAATCGCTGACAGATGCAGTGGTTGCCATCATGGACTACTGTGGTGACGACGCAAACACCTCTCGCGAGTGTGCCCTGCTTATCACGCGCATCATCAACTGCCCACAAAGTCAGATCGACAAGATTTACTTTGACGAGCTTAACGCAACGGCAGCAGAGGCGCAAGGCATGACCCCAGCAGAGATAGCCGAGCGATATGCCCGATATAAGATGCACAGAGGCGCACCGTTAACCGGATGGGCGTACACTGATGAAGCTCGCGACTCCGTAATGACAGCCCAGCAGAACCGAGTGCTTACAAAAGCCAAGGAGAAGTTGAACAGCAGGATGGAGACAGAGGAAACCAAACAGTTGCTCAGTGATTACGATGCTGTTGCCAAGCAAGAGACCGCATTGTCGAAGATAAAGAAGACGGACCGTGCAGCCTACCGCGAGGGAATGAAGCAGCTACGCCAGTCGAACGACATGCGCCAGCACATGCGCTTGAAGCGATACAAGCATGACATGAATGAACTCACGTCGAAGTATCTACGCTGCAAGAGCGCTGAGGAACGAGACTCGATTGTCAGCACGATGTTCAGTACACGTGCGAAGATGCTTGAAGACATCGGCAGATTGAAGCAACAATAGTTAAACAACAAAGGACGGTGCAAGGAATTACCTTTGCACCGTCCCAAATTATAAAAATATGGCAAGAAGAAAATTACATAAGGCGAGTGCTGTCATGCCTCATGAAGGAATGGACAGCGTAGCTACAGCCAAGCACACGTTGGGCGGTAACCGTGCATTTGAGGTATTGTGGCAAGCCCAGCAGTATTGGCTTGCTATGGATACGTTCCGCAGAGACCGTGAACGTAACAAGAACTACACCTACGGACGGCAGTGGGATGACTACGTTTGTGTGAATGGTAGGAAAATACGCGAAGAGGAACTTATCAAGAAGCAAGGTAATGTACCCTTGAAGAACAACCTCATTCGTCGTATGGTACAAGCTGTACTTGGTATATACCGCAGTCAAGCCAAGGAACCCACTTGTACGGCACGAGACCGCGACGAGCAGCGTTATGGCGAGACGATGAGTACCGTGTTGCAATGCAACATGCAGCTGAACCGCATGACAGAAATAAACGCACGATGTATGGAGGAGTTCCTTATATCGGGCTTTGTCGTGCAGCGTAAGTGGTATGGCTGGCGAGAAAACAAGCTGGACTGTTGGACCGACTATGTACAGCCCAACAACTTCTTCATCGATAACAACATGAGGGATTTCCGAGGTTGGGATTGCAGTTGTGTGGGCGAGGTGCATGACATATCGTTTGAGGAACTGTGCGGACGCTTTGCTAAGGATGGAAACGATTACAACCGTCTTGCCGAGATATACAAGTTTGCCAAAGACAAATCGTATCTCAGTGCTACGTTTAATCATTTTGGCCATCCTTTGCAGGGCAACTTTGACTTTTTTGTTCCGTATGATGTGACACGTTGTCGTGTAATAGAAGTGTGGAGGAAGGAAAGCAAACCACGTGTCCGCTGCCATGACGTAAACAACGGCGATGTGTTCAAGATAGACATTGAGGATTTCCAAGCCCTTGTAACAGACGAAAACAACAAGCGTTTACAAGAGGCCCGTGAGCTTGGTATGGACGAGAGCGATGTGCCGCTTATCCGTTGGGAGTGGTTTATGGACAGCTATTGGTATTATTACATGCTCACTCCGTTTGGTGACATTTTGGAAGAAGGTGAAACCCCATACGAGCACAAGAGCCATCCGTATGTGTTCAAAGCATATCCGTTCATCGACGGTGAGATACATAGCTTTGTCAGCAATGTAATAGACCAACAGCGATACACAAACCGTTTGATTACGATGTACGACTGGATTATGCGAGCTTCGGCAAAAGGTGTACTGTTGTTCCCGGAAGACTGCTTACCGAAGGGAATGTCAATGGACGACGTTGCCGACGAATGGGCACGCTTCAACGGCATCATCATGATCAGGACACCGAAGGCAGGAACGCCATTGCCTCAGCAGATAGCCAACAACTGCACACAGATAGGTATCTCAGAGTTGCTGAACATGCAGTTGAAGTTCTTCGAGGACATATCCGGCGTTAACGGCGCATTGCAAGGTAAGCCCGGATATTCGGGTATGTCGGCAAGTCTCTACAACCAACAGGCACAGAACGCCTCAACGTCTCTGCTTGACTTGCTCGATACGTTCTCTTCTTTCGTAAGGGAAGGCGCGTACAAGGACGTGAAGAACATTCAGCAGTTCTACGACACGCCACGTGTATTCAATATTGCCGGAAAGAACTCTACCATTGTGGAGTACGACCCGAAGAAGATACGTGACGTAGAGTTTGACCTTTCGATTGTGGAGAGCACAGCAACCCCAGCATACCGCGCTCTAACCAACGACATGCTTATGCAGTTGTGGGATAAGAATGCTATCAGCGTGGAGCAGCTGTTGGAACACGGCGACTTTCCATTTGCCGACGAGTTGCTGCAGAGCATCAAGTCACAAAGGGAACAGCTGGAACAAGGCAAGGTGCCGGATGGCATTTCTCCGGAACTTGCGCAGCAGGTTCAGCAAAACGCAAACGCATCTGCCATGCAACAGGCACAGCAGATGCTACAAGCGTCTTAATAAAACTATCAGATGGAAGCCTCGGAAACGGGGCTTCTGTCTTTTCTAAGTGTACGGTTAACAATAGGAACCCATTCAGGCATATCCATTTCCCTGAAGCAGATATGCAGACCTATTGCACGTGTCATAAGCAAGTCGTCATGCTTGCCAGTAATAGCACCATACGCACCGTTCTGTTTTCGCTCATAGGTGTTGTATTCATCCAGACAGCGTTTGTCGCGCTCGATATAGAGCCGGTCGCGTACCACCTTGATGAGGGTAGAGATAATCATCGGCTTTGTTGACACATTGGTATGGAAGCCATATTTACGCGGTGCGCCCTCCCTTATTTCATCCTCCGACTGCTTGCGTGCATACAAGTTCGGGTAGATGTCTGAAATCTGATTGAGAATATATTGCGACTGGTCGCCACCTTCCACCTGCCGCTCCTTGTCGTGAGTCTCCAACGTGTTAGACTCAATGACCAGAAGAGAATTGTCGTAGAACGCCGCTATCTGTGCTGCACGCCAAGCGAGTTGGTCAATGTCACAATGTCCGTACCACTGAGCCACCACAGACGGTGGCTCGCTACCATCAATCATACTAAGCCTGTCGAATACCACGATAACAGACCAGTCAGCTTTATTGGAACGTCCACCCACATCGACAACGGTAAGATAACGGTTGACAACTTCGTCGCCTTCGAATGTTTCCGGCATTGCCCATATAGAAAGTAATCCTTGCCTGTCTGCACGGAAACGGAGATTGGAAAGTGCATCCTCTCCTTCGTCTCCATCAGCATATACCTCACCGATATATTGAGGCTGCTTGCAGAACCGCTCGAACTTCTTGACACGGTATTTGTCGAACACCATAGAACCAGAATGAACGAAAGCCTCTACATCATCAGAAGGAAACTCGGAAGCCATTACAGCAAAGTCGTCCTTACCTGCACGCTCTTCAATATACCAGTTGATGGCCTCCAGTGTAGCCCCTTTCTCCCATAACGACCAAAGGTAGCGTCCGGACTCCTCACGATTGGACGGCACATAGGCATTCTCTCTATTTTCGTACAGCCATTGCGCAAATTCACGCATTTCGTCAGCCGAAGCAAACTGCTTGGAATACTGTTCAATCTGAAACCAAGATATAAACAGAGCTTCATATTGTGATTTTATTGTAGGATCTGCAGCAGCCGTATATTCTGTATGGAAGAAGTTTCCAGTTCCATTAGGTGTACTTTCCATTACGATCATCGTGAATGGTTCCAAAAGAATACCGGAACATGCCGAACGCACGATGTCCTGCGGTGACTTACCTTCTGTCTTTTGCCACAAGCCTACCTCTGACAAATGCACAAGAGAATAGGCACCGCCACGGCATCCATTAGGACGCTCAGCAGTGCCAACCTTAATCTTGCAATTGCGTTGTGGAACGCGATGAGTGGAGCCTGACTTACCTACACCAACCAATTTCGGCTCATTCTCGGAATATGCCTCACCCAGTTTGTGCAGGAACTCCACCGGGTACCTGTCAATCATGAGGTCGAACATATCCTTGATTTCGTCAGACGCTGCTCCTTGATGTGCAATGATGAGTGAGTTTAGTCCCTTTCGATGGTTGAACTGAAGCCATGCCATGTAGAGCTGTGTTGTAGTAGAACCACCCCACTGTCGAGCCTTCAACAATATAAGTCGTATAGGGAGACGAGCTTTTCTCTTCGCCTCGAAACGAGACACCAAAATACGCTGCGGATAGTAAAGCCGGAACAACACGTCCTTACCAGCCTTCTTGTTGTGGATATAGACGAGCGTAGCCGCCCAGAAAGGGAAGTCGTGTTTGAAGCGTAGCCGTATGAGCTTACGCGAGACCTTGATGTAATCATCATCGTTAGGCTCAACATGGAGAACAGACGAAAGAAACTTGTCGATAGACCCAGCCTTGACAAGTTTCTTCACCATTTGTATTTTCATCATCTCTACAGGGAGCCATTGGACGGGTATAGCAAAGTCAGAGATACATACTCGCACACGTTCCCCTATGGATCCTTCACCCGTGACCGGGTCGAAGTGAGCGAACATCACCTCATTTCGCCGGTCGTTTTCAGCGAGTAAGCGTGCAATCTCTGTATCTATCATATTGGTTGTCATACCATCCATTCTTTATTCGGTAAATAAATTCGCCCACTGTACGAGGCGTGAGATAGAATTTCGGTGCAGGTTGATTTACTATTTTCGTCACAAGTTCGTACACCGATTTGTCGGGCTGTTTCTCACGTAGTATAACGAACCTTCGGTAAATCTCCTCAAACATTTCACGCTTGTTGCTCCTCATCCTTGGCATCGGTTTTCCAGCTGCCATTGCTGAAATGACAATAGCAGCCCTCTCCTCGCTCACCCAAAAGCGAGAAGCCGGAGACTGAGCGACAAGTTCGAAGATGACCGGCATCACGATGATGGATGCCTCTGCGAGTTTCTCCCGATATGCCCTCATGAGGTCGTTATTACGTTCGCGTGTAAATTCAAGAATGCTGCCAAAGTATTTCATAAAAGTGCCCGATTGTTTCTTCAAAGTTACAGAAACGAGGTCACAAAAGTTAAAAGTCAGTCCACATCTTATATAGGTATTTTTGCAAATGAATATGACACATTCTAAAGATTTTGAAGATAATGGCTGATAACAACGGAGTTAAGAGCAGACGCGACCAACAGTTGGAACGGCTGCGAAAGAAATATCCCGACAAGAAGTTCGAGGATGATGAAGAGATTTACGGTCAGATTTCCGACGATTACGACCAATACGAGCAAGACCTTAGCGGCTACAAGGACAGGGAAAAGGCCATGTCCGACATGTTTGCCGCTGACCCAAGGAGTGCACAGTTCCTTGCTGACATGCACAATGGCAACGACCCATACGTCGGGCTTGTAAAAAACTTCGGCATAGAAATACAGGACGTACTTGACGATCCTGAAATGCAGGAGAAGATAGCCGAGGCCAACAAGGACTATGTGGAGCGTGTAGCCAAGTCAAGACAGCTTGACGAGGAATATGAGAAGAACATGGACGCAAGTCTTGAAACCCTTCGTCAGTTCCAAGAAGAGCGTGGCATGAGCGACGAACAGATTGACACTGTAGTGGATGCCGTTTTGACCGTGGTTCGTGACGGTGTTATGGGCAAATTCTCAAAAGAGACTCTTGCAATGTTCGTGAATGCCATCAACCATGACAGTGATGTGGCCTCAGCAAGTGAAGAGGGACGTGTAGCCGGACGTAACGACAAGATTGTGGAAGGCTTGCGCAAGCGAGACAAGGGCGACGGCACAGCACCACTGAACGGCAAGAATGGCGGTGCGCCCGGCAAACAGAAATCACAAAGCATCTTTGACATTGCCAACGAAGCCATGTAGCCATGAAAGGAGAAGTCGTAAAGTTTCCTCCAGAGGGCAAGAAAGTAAAGTCAACGACCGGGAGTGCAGGGTTGAGAACCCAAGTGCCGGGCGCAATGGCATCAGTAAGCAATCTCGCGAGCGCGACAGGCGGTATAGCCCCCGGCAACCTCGCACAGACCGATAGCAAATAACATTATTCACAAATTAAAATTTTAAGACATGGACGGAGAAAACGTACCAGTAGGTGGCACTACAACCACCACCCCTGCACCCGGAACAGCCGGTGTGCAGACTCAAGTGCCGGGAGCACCCACTACCGTCAGCGGAGTTGCAGGAGCGTCTGGCGGAGTCGGTCCGGGTAACCTCATTCAGAGTGACCTCGACCAAGAACTCTACAAGTTCAAGAGTGACGACACACCGCTTATGCAGCTCATGCTGAATGCGCGTAAGGTAAAGGTGAACTCACCCGAAGTGGAACACTACATGATTGACGAGCCACGTTCCAGTGTGACCTCGACAACTAAGGTAACGGCAGGAACAGCCAAGCAGTTCGTGCTTCCGTTGCTCGCCAACGATGCCGAAATCCCAAGACCTTACGGCACCCTGCTTGTAAAGGGTGTGGACGGTTATGCCGCAGACGGCAAGACAAAGACTCCGGGCAAAGACCTCATGTTGTTTGTGACAGGACAAGACCCAACCACGAACAACCCGATTGTGAGAGCCGTAAACGGTCCGAAGGCCAACACGACCGATGAGAGCTGCACCACTCCGGAAATTCCAGCTGGCGCAACACTCATCATTCTTTCCAATGCTCTCTACGAGACACAGAAGAAAGTTGACCCCGACCTCATCGTGCCACAGGCACAGATGGTTTATCTTCAGAAGCGCGGCATGAACCAGATTGTATCTGACTACTACGAAGCGCAGAAGAAGAAAATTCCGTTCGGCAAGGCCGTGATTGCAGAAGCCGCCATCACCAACTTCAAGGTGCGCGGCAACCGTACTCTCTATGCAGGTCGTAAAGGCAAGATGACTGTTCAGACCCCCGAGGTCGGTGCACAGACCATCTACTTCACCGAGGGTGTGCGCTATCAAGTGAAGAAGGAACTCAATCACACCGGCAAGTGGATAATTGAGGAAATCATCGCCTTGGCGAAGATGGTCTTTACAGGCGAGGACGTACCCAAGAGTGTTATTGCCCTTGCAGGCAAGAACTTCTTGGAGAATATCCAGTGCATCGACTACTCGAAGCACCCTGAAATTCAAATTACCACCAAGACCAACCCTGTAGGCTGGGTAGTGACCAATTTCCACACCGTGTTTGGTGACATCGAGTTCAAGCACGATCCAACCCTTGACCGTTTGAAGTGGAGCAATTCTGCATTTATCGTTGCGCCTGACCGTCTTGTGCACTACCAGTATTCGGCAGAGCACTCGTCGAAAGACCGTGTTGAGGGCGAGGAGGCAACACGCGAGGCAATCCTTGTGTGGGATGCACTTGCACTCAAAGGCTCGTGCCATATCTGGATTAACGGTGAGGGTGACAGCGAGAACAGCACAGCTGTGCAGATCCATCTGTGGGACAGCGCGGAAGCACCTACATCACCAGTTGAGGGAGGCGTGTACTACCTGTTACAGGATTGTCCGGGCATCAATGCCGAGGCCGTTAGCGGTCAGATGTGGCAGTATAAGAGCGAGGCATGGATTGAGTATGCAGGTGAGGTTATGGCAACCGAGTAATCAGAAGTTTTAATTAAACCAATCATCAACCAAATAGAGGCGGATAGGTAGCAATGCCGTCCGCCTTTATTATTATCATCATTCAATAACAATGAAAAAGAAGAGAATAACCTACGGAGTGCACGGCATGATGGAATATCAATCTATCATCAAGATAGGCAGAGCTACGCTCAAAGTATTGTTCACTGACGGCTCAATGACCGCCATCGGACAAAACCCTGCGAAGTACACGACAAGCGACTTCCTTGTGCAGCACGCTATTGAAAACAGTAGCGAGTTTAAGCGCGGACGCATTACGGTGGTGGACACCATTGAACTTGACGAGGAGGTACGCATTGAGCGTAATCCTGCCAAGCCAACCACGCTGCATGCACCATCCCCGGCAGAGGCAAAGCCAGTGGCGGCAACAGCTGCCAAGGTTGAAGAACCCCAAGGCATAGCGGACGAGCCGACTGAGAAAACCGATGCAGTAGATGCTGATGAGGTCGAGTCTGCAATGCTGGACACACCTGCTCCCGAAGTTGACATTGAACCTATCGAAGACGAGGTTCCATCTACAGAAGAAGATGCAGCCGAGCTTAGCGAGAACGACAACGAAGAGGGCCTTACAGAAGTTGAGTTCAGTACCAATCAGGAAGCCAAGGACTATCTCACGAAGACCTTTGGCGTGAAGAGTGGTACGATGAAGAACCGTGCTGACATCGTAGCCATTGGTGAGGCTAACGGCGTTAAAATCATTTTTGTAACCGAGTAATCACAGCGACGGTATGGTGTACAAAATCGAAGTCGTGGAGCGTGACGTGCGCATTGCCATTGACGAGAACAAGACAAGCGAGCAGCTCATCAGCGATGAGGACATTGACACCTTATCGTTGAATGACATCATACGCTCAAAGATAGTGGAAGCCGTTCGGCGTGTAGAGTCGTCCGCTCCCGTTCACTACTTGGAAGAAGGTCACGTGTTTGGTGATGCCATCTACTGGGAGAGTAACGGAAGCGGTTGGACTCTGCTGCCCGATGATTTCATGCGTCTTGTAGCCTTTCGAATGAGCGACTGGGAACGCACCTGCTATATGGCCATATCAGCAGACGACCCATTGTATGACCTGCAATCGTCAAGATACAAGGGTATTCGCGGCAATGTTCAGAAGCCGGTGTGTGCCGTAGTGAACCGTGCCGAGGGCAAGGTGTTGGAGTTCTACAGTTGCAACAGTGAGGAAGCCTACGTGAAACGTGCCTCATACATTCCTTATCCGAGCATAGACGAGGAGGACGGCATAGACATCAGCGAGCGTTGTTACACAGCCGTGGTCTATACTACGGCTGCATTAGTATTAACCGCCTATGGTGCGAGCGAGCAAGCAGCCGCAATGAACACCTTGGCAAAAAGCATTTTTGAATAATGAGTTCAATACCAACAAAACAGATAGATGGTGACGTTGCGGTTGGACGTGACGTTAACATCGGCGGCAAGGCCACCATACGCGGTTCGGCAAAGGTCGGCCACAATCTGATCGTTGACGGCTGGCTTGAAGCCAAGAACATAAAAGGCCCGAACAAAGGCCTGTTCAAAACGGCGGCACAGCTACGCGAGGCTTACCCTAATCCCCATGAAGGATGGTGGGCGTTGGTGACCGTAGAAGGCAGTGCAGCGTCAGATCATCTTGGCCAGCTCTATGTAGCTGACGGTGGTACATGGGTAGCGCAAGTTGACAGCAATGGCAATCCGCTGCTGAAGGGCAACCCTACGGTTGATAGCACCGAGTATATGGAAGCCGTGGAGGGAATGACAGCCGACCTCGAAGCCGTGAAGGTGGACGTTAACCAGAACAAGGAAGACGTGCGCAGCCTACGTTCTACACAGACCACGCAAGGCGAGAGCATCAACACCCTCAACACAAAGATGGGCACAGCTCAGAGCGACATCAACACACTGAAGAAGACTGTAAGCGACAACAAGACCGAACTTGCGGACAGCATCAGCGGTGTGCAAAAAGACCTCACATCGTTCAAGAACACCAAAGGACGGCCAAACGGACTTGCACCGTTGGATGAACTGAACCAGATACCTTCGCAGTATCTGCCAGACTATGTGGACGACGTGCTTGAGTTCAACGGCATTTTCAATGACATCACTTCGCAGATGATGTCGTTAAACAAGTATTCAACGGACGAAAACTGTAGCGTTGTTTTCAGTAGAAACGCTGGTGCTTTTGTGCTGAAATACACGCAGCCATCGAAAACGGAAGGTGACTTGCGCCCGACCATCACTTACTACAACAACTGGATAGACGGTGACCATTACGGCAAGAGTACTTTGAAAGGCCGTGTGCCACATAGCGGCAAGATTTACATAGACGTTACAGCCAACAAGACTTATCATTGGAGAGGCAGCACGCTTGTTGCAATAGGTTCGGACTTGGCATTGGGACATACCAGCGGCACTGCATATCCCGGCGACGAGGGTGCACAGCTGGATAAAGATTTGCAGACGGCAAACAAACGCTTAGTAGGTGTAAACATTTTGCCATTTGATGGTGTGTGGGACGGTACTGGCAAGGCACCGAGCCGTGGCTTGTGGTATGCTCCAAGTTTAGACTACGATGGAGAGTGGTGTTTCCGCGGGTTCGGAGGTGTTAGTACAGAGAGTTATGGCTATTCTGAGGAAGAGTACAATTCAGACAGCGTAGGACGTACAGACCATATTTATTGTTGTGAAGACCAGTTGTTCCATATCGTCGATAAGCAGATGCAGAAGATTGGTGGTAGCGGTAGCTCTGCCAGCATATACAACCCGACAGTAGAGCAGGGAGGACATTACTATGTGTTGTGTGATACCGACGACACCGCCAATTCAGCAGTACATGCGGCGAAGGAAAACGGCAAGGCAGCAGTAGGCTTGATGATAACCTTCGCGTTGAAGAAAGGCACGTGGAAGACCTACCAGTATATCGGAGCCAACACGGAGGACAACAATTGGTATGACACAGAGAACTGGAAAGACTTCGGTTCGATGGTGCAGGGTTCAGAGTCGATGATAGACATCGACATCATAGCCCCTCTTCCTACAGGTTTCTACACCCTTGGCACCGCACTTGCTGCTTTGAAGACCTATCAAGAGACAACAAGTGTGAACTATCAGAAGCGCGGTTTGGTGATAAGCTATACTACGGAAGCCAATAAGGTAGAGACTAAACAGTATCAGGGCGACTCCATTGCGGACTTCTACGAGGCCGGGCTTTGGCAGGACTTCGGCGGCGGCAGCAAACTTGTGGCGAGCGACACGATGGAAGCTGGTGGTACAGACGCTTTCTCTACAGGAGGAGCGTACAAGACCGTGCCAACGGAGATAGAGGCTACGGAGGAAGAAGGCAGTGTATCACTGAAGCTGAAAAACAAGGCTGGCGACACCCTGTCGGAAGCCCAGTTCAGCGTAGGCACTGGCACTGGTGGCGGAGGAGGAACTACACTTGCCATCAACTTTAAGGACGACCCCTTCTATGTTCGTGCAGGAGGCACAGCCATACTGAAAGCCGCCATCCGTAGTGTGACCCAGCTATCCGACGGATCGTCGCAGGACAACAAGATACAGAGTGTGGTGTTCATCAACCGCACGACCAAGACCACCGTAGCCTCATTCAAGCCCAATCAGGCCAGCAGTTCGTCGTTGAAGTCGTACACCTTCGAGTTTGACCTAAGCACCATTGCAGCCAGTGCCGGCAGCGTAGAGCTGCAAGCCGTAGCCACCGATGTCACCGGCAAGACAGCTACGAGAAACGTGGAAATGATAGCCGTTGATGTGACCGTAGAGAGCAGCCAGACACTGAGCTATACGAAGAGCACCACATTGCAGGTGGGCGGTCAGAAGGTAAGCATCCCCATGTATCGTTTTCCAAACAATGCCTCAGACAAGGGTATCCAGACGAAGATAGAGATATACCGCAACGGCGTTTGGGAGACGCTGGAGAGTGTATTGGTTAAGGACACCTACACCCATAACGTGACCATCGACCCACAAGGCATGGGCCACGGCGCATATCCTCTGCGCATACAAGGGCAGGACGTAGCATCAGGACTGCAAGGTAACACGCTGCATACCGCAGTCATGGTGATAGAGCAGCGCGAGAGTGTGAGCGACTACACGAAGCCCATCATTGTGGCACGATGGTACGACGACAGCGATGGCAAGACAAAGCTTTTCAAGACCGTCAGTTTTGACATCGCCTGTTATCAGCGAGACAACACTAACCCAAATGTAGAGGTGAAGGTGAAGAACGAGACCGCTGACGAGACAGAAACGATTGCCAACAAGGTTATGAACCGCAGCAGTTACTACACGATAGAGAAACGCATTGTGGGCTATAACGACGGTGACACGTTAGTCTTTGATGCTATGTGTGGTGAGGTACGTCTGGCGGAGCAGCTGAAACTCGTCATTGACGGCAGTATGCTTGCCATCAGCGAGACCGAGGGCGCATACTACAAATTGAGCTTTGCCGGCAGAAGTAACGACGACATAGACAAGAGCATCAAGGCCACTTGCGCTGACGGCAGTGTGGTAGAGATGAAGGTAAATGGCAGCAACTGGTCGAGCAACGGTTTTGTCGCAGACAACTTCGGTACAGAAAAAGCAGACGGCAGAATGGCACTACGTGTAGCCGAGAACGTGAAAGCAACATGCAGCGACACACCATTGGCAAGCAAGGACATACCAACCAACGGTATGGCACTAAGCTTTACATTCAAGGTTAAGAACATCGCCAAACGTAATGCAAAGATTATGTGGTGTATGGGCGAGCGATTGGGTTTTGTGCTTACCGGAGAGAAATTCATCGTGACCACCGCCGGAGACAGCGACGAAGCCCTGAAAGACGTTCAGACAACCGCCGCCACCTCCTATCTTGACGACACCGTATATCGCATAGACATCGTGATAGAGCCACAAGCCAGAGCACCCTATAGCGGTGTGATGCTGTGCAAGGTGTTCCAGAACGGTGATGCAGCAGCGTGTGTTCCCATCAGTACTGTAAGTGGCTTCCCCAACATTGCGGACATGATACACTTCGACGGAACGGATGCCGATCTCTATCTGTATGAGGTGGTACGCTGGAACACCTACTATGACTTCATTCAGGCGTTCAACAACTACATCGTGAACCTCACAGACACGACTGCCATGCTGACCGAGTATGAGCAGAACCAAGTGATGAGCGATGTTACAGCCGAGGGCACGACGAAACCACGCCCCGACATGCAGAAGTTGTTAGACCGCGGTATCATGGTTGTGGCAATGACGCGCACTTCGGACAAGAACCTTAGCAAAGACGGTGGCGCGGTAACGGACAGCGAGATATACTATCCCGACTACATTGAAGGTTTGAGGGATAAGAAAACGTCCGTTTTGATGGACTGGCATATTTATTTCCCCGACCGTCCGTGGGCAAACTGCATTATTGAAGCTGTTCCGACTACCAACCAAGGAACCTCTACGCTTGCCTACGATGTCAAGAACAAGAAGGGCAAGTTCAAGAAGGCGAAGAGGATTAGAATGCTCTACACAAGAGAACAGATCAGCGAGATGTACAATGGTGATGAAGCCATTCTTGCCAAGTATGATGATGCAGCAGCTCTTGCGAAGAAGAAGAAAATCCGCGTGAAGGAAGGTAGTTCTGCAGTTCAGACTATCACTATCAAGGTGGACTACTCAGACTCTGCTGGTGCCAACAACTGCGCTCTGATGGAGCTGATGAACGACACACAGATAGCCCTTGGCAGCGACTACATGACCCCTGCACAGCGACACAACACCGACAAGAGCGAAGAGCTGCATACGAGCATTGACGGTGTGACATGCGCACTGTTCCGCACCGACTACCGCATAGGTCAGGATAAGGGACCACAGGCAGCAACACTACCCGAGAACGCCTATTTCCACTCGAAAGCCAACTTCAATGCCGACAAGGGCAACCCCCACTTCTTCGGGTTTGAGAATGTGAAGGGATATAATGACGGCTGTGTGAACTATGGCGACTTCAAGGAGATGGTAGCTCCGAGAGACACTGCTATTGACACCTTCAAGGCAAGTGTGCTTGCAGATACCAGCTCATTGATACCCGGCACGCTGTATATGCTGAGTGAGTTCTGCGGTCCTGAAACACGCTTCATCGAGAACGACGGCACGGGAAAAATGACAGAGATAGGTGAGGTGGTCGTGGAAGACAGCCATGTGCTCGATAAAACACTCTCCGAGGTACAGGCAGACGATGTTAAGAACTACGACTGGGGAACAGCCTACAAGACATCGGACGGAAAGTATGTGCAGTATAAAGGAGGAGCATGGAAGGACACCACAGGCACCATGACTTATGACAATGCCACTAAGAAATGGAGCGTGCAAGGTCGCGTGCTGAACCCTGTGGAGTGCTACGAGTACAGACAGTATCAAGAGTTCTGTTGGCAGCAGGGAGTGAACAGTGTGGACGATATGCTGAAGACGCTGAAAACCGATAGTGGCGATGTGCCAGTGTGGAGCACATACTACGAGGTGCGCTATCCCGACGACGACGACCTGAACGACTTGTATGCATCGGGCAAGAAAGTTCCGTACCAGCTGTATAGAGAGTTGGCCTTCTGTCAGCAGTGTAACCAAAACTTGACCGACAATGCTGAAGAGAATGCCGCCAAGAACCCCGATGGCAGCGAGAAGGTGTTCAACGGAGCAGGTGCGAGCACAACCATTACCCTTGGCAGCAAGACCGTAGCCGGCACCAAGGAGAACCGCAGGAAGAAATGGCAGCAGGAGATGCACAAGTATTTCTCGCCCCATTCAACTCACTGCTATGTTGTAGCGAGCGATTATAAAGCCACCGTGGACCAGCGAGCCAAGAACATGATGATTGCTGTTTACTTGGAGACCGACGGCAGCATGCGCTGCTACTTCAACCACTGGTATGACGGAGACTCATGCGACGAGGCAGACAACGACTGCTACCTGACCATTCCTTGGGATATGGACGGAGCTGCGAGCCATCTGTATCAAGGATGGGACGGTGTAATGTTCCAACAGAGCTATGCCTTGTTTGACAGAGGCGAAGGTGTATGGCTTGATGATGCAGGCACGGAGACGCTGACCCTTCATGACACGGCGGCAAAGATGCGTGCCACGAAGACCAAGACCGGCCTTGAAATCTTCTCTACTGACGGCTGCTACCGCTACTGGATGATAGACCGCATCTTGAAATGGCCAAAGGTGGTAAGTTCGTTTGACGGAGAGCGTAAATATATTGAAACCGCTACCGCTGCTGACAACCACTACCCAGCCTTGCATGGTCTGCGACTGGAGAGTCTGCCAGCCTTCCAGCGCAAGCGTTTCGCATACAGAGACGGCTACTTCCAGACTGGTGATCTGTTCCGTCATTTCTTCCAAGACCGTGTAATGGGACCCATCACGGTGAAAATAACGGCAGCGCAGGACGGCTACTTCGCCATGGGCGTGGACTCCACCTCGTCAGCCAAGTACAGTTGCTATCTAAAGGAAGGTGAGAGTCACACCTTTACAGAGGCGGCAGCAGGAGAAGGCGGCAAGCTCATCTACATCTTCGGTGCAGACAAGATAAGCGAGCTTGACATCAGCGGCTGTTCTCCTAAGAATTCAAACTGGATGCTTAGCGAGTGCACCTTACTGCGCAAGCTCGTCATTGGCGGTGAAGGATATACTCCAGCCTATACCACCGACATACTGAGCACGCTGAACTTAGGGCAGATGCCTTTCTTGGAGGAACTTGACATCAGGAACACGATGATAACCGACGTGAATGCCTCGCTGTGTCCTCGCCTAAGAAAGGTGTTGGCGGAAGGCAGTCTGTTGAAGTCTATCACACTTGCAGAGAGTTCGCCTATTGATACGCTGCACCTTCCCGGTACTATGACAACTCTGTACTTCAAAAACCTTCCTAATCTGACCTATCCCGGTGGTTTGACCATTGACGGAATGGCTAAGGTGACAAAGCTGTTTTTGGACGGAAGCCCGAAGATAGATGCCATGACGCTGCTGCGAGAGGTAACCACGGCCAGTGCGCTGAAGAGTGTACGCATAGCCGGCCTTGCTGCTACGGAAAGCGTTGAGCTGCTGCGAGCCATCAAGAACCATGAAGCCGTAGGCATAGATGCAAACGGAGCAGACTATGACGAGAGCGGCCAGTGTAGCGGACTGATAGGCAGATGGATCCTGACCCTACTTTCAGAGGAGAGTGAGATTGCGGAGCTGAAGCGTTACTTCCCGAACCTTGAAGTTATAAACTCGCAATTCTCTGTCATAAAGATAGACGATGTGGTGAGCGGTGACTTCTGCGAGAAATACAGCAATCCCGAGAACGAGACAGGTGCCGACTACGACAAGACATTCGTGGCAAGCGGACACACACTGAAAATCGTGCAGAACACCCATGCCTACAAGTGTACCTACAACAGTAAGTTGAAACAGATGGAAGGCAGACAACTGAGCGACACCGACTTCAACCGCCTCATTAACGGCGAAACCTTTGATGTGGGCGACAGCGCAGGAGAAGGCTTCGACATCTTCCACCATTTACCCCACTTCTGGTACAAAGGTGTGAACGACTACAAGAACCAAGTAAAGTATATCTTCCACTCAATGACCGACAACGAGCCGCTGACCACCGTAGGCAAGAAGAAAGAAGCAATGCTTTCGGAGTTGCTCTATGCCGAGAATACTGGCATCTATGCAGACGAGGCGCAGGAGGGCGAGACCATCGGCGACAACATCATCACGACAGCCGCCAACGTGAATGCCTACCGCATGGACGTGGAAGGCATGAAGCAAGTGAGGTGGCCTGGACTGAACCATGCAAGGCTCGGAGCCGTGTTCACCGATGCGAGCGGAAAGATAGTAGGCAAGTTCTTCATGATGGTGAGCCACACCTACTTTGACTTCACCATAGGCAAATATGTGTTCTGTGATGTGCCGAACGGTGCCAAGTGGATGTACTTCACATCGTATCGCGACATCGAAGACACCATGTGTCTTGCCGTTGACAGCGAGAGTTTGGAAGCCATAGAACCCGAATGGACGGAGCATACCGTGGGCGATGTGGACAGCCTCGTTGGAACGTACCCCATAACCATAGACGGACTGAAACGCCACCGAAGCATATCGGGAGCGGTGCGTTCGAAGAAAGGCGACGGAACATCGCAGACCTCAAACGAATGGGCATACGACAGCGAGGGCAACCCGACGGAGATGCCTAACGGCACGTTGCACTTCACCGACAAGGACTTCCAGAACTGCTGCCGTATGCGTGGCGAGGGTTATCAGTTGCAAGACTACGAGATGCACAAGGAGATAAGCAACCTGTGGTGGGCAACGCACGGCACGACCAACGAGCAAGCCGTTGTGGGCAACGGAGCGCATGATGCGATACTGAACAGCCGCGACGACATAGGCATGGCCGACACCGCCTATGTGGGCAATGCGATGAACTCAATCATGGGCTTGAAGCACTATGTGGGCTGTGACTCGGAGTGGATGGACTACATAGCAGGAAACGTGAAGAGCTACACAGAGTTCTACAAGAACAGATGCGTGGAGACAAACGACGACCCTGTGGACTATGTGTTCCACATCTACGACCCGATAAAGAAGACAGAGCGCATGGTACAGAGCGTTACCAGTGGCGGCAACTGCGTGGTGAGAGTTGTGCATGGAGCCAAGTGCGACATATTGCCCAGCAAGGTGCATCAGACCGACACCAGCAAATACACGACCCACTATGCGGCAGGACTATGGTTCCCCGGCAGCAGAGGCCGCTGTGTTCTGCGGTCTGGCAACAGCTCGTATGCGTACAGCGGTCTCGCTTATGCGTACTCGTACGGCGCTTCTTCGGTCTCGAGCACGTTCTACGGCGGTCGGCTGGCCTTCCGCGGAAAATTCGTGATTGTTGACTAAGCGGAAAGCGAAAGCTCGAAAAAAGCGTCAGAGGGAGAGCCGACGAAAGGAGGCTGCTCCCTCTCCCTTTTTATCTCGCGTCAGCGAGATTTTTTATAGGCTCTGCAAAATAAAAGTAAAAGTTGTATGATATATCAACTTTTTGTATTACCTTTGCACCATGAACTCAGAACGGAGAATACTGGTTTACAAAGATTATTTCCTCACGTTCTACCGCGCCTTGGAAGCAGGAGCGCAGAAGAAGATAGACTATGTGCTTGATGTGCTGAAGATGCAGGACAGAGTGAGCGAAAAATTTGTAAAGTACATAAAGGATGGTCTCTATGAAATAAGAGCCTCCTACAATGGTAATATATATCGAGCGTTCTTCATTTTCGACGAGGGCAACATCGTGATGCTCTTCAACGGCTTTCAGAAGAAAACCCAGAAGACACCCTCCAAAGAGATAGACAGAGCACTTGAACTTAAAAAGGAATATTATGCAGGAAAGAAATGACATTAGCAGTTTTGATGCCATTCTTGACGCCAAGTATGGAGCAGTAGGAACTGCGGAAAGAGAGGCTTTCAGAAAAGAAGCCACCAACTATTGCGTGGGACAGATTATCTATGATGCCCGTAAGCAGGAGCACATGACCCAATCTGACCTCGCAAAGAAAGTCGGTACGGACAAGACCTACATATCACGCATAGAGAAAGGTGTGATAGAGCCTGGTGTGGGAATGTTTTTCCGCATCATTGACGCTTTGGGACTAAAAGTGGACATTGTGCGTCCGATAGTATAACAAGAAACAAAAGGCAGAAAATCCCACGCGCCGCTGTGTTCTGCGGTCTGGCAACAACTCGAATGCGAACAGCGGTCTCGCTTATGCGAACTCGAACAACGCTTCTTCGAACTCGAACACGAACTACGGCGGTCGGCTGAAATTCTAAGTGGTACTTAATCGGGGGACTCTGACGTGGCACGAGGATTGCCGCAAACAAACTCCGAGGGATTAGAGCCTCGGCAACAGCATGATAAACGAATTATGGAAAGCCGGAACACGACATTAACCACATGTGGGGAGTGCGCAAGTATCTCCCCACAGGACAGGAAGGCTGTCAACACATTGGAAGACTTGTTAGGACAGGTAGAAGCACCGACTTCTATCTGTTTTCCTTTATATAACCTCATCCCAGAAATTATTTCGGACGAAAACATGGAACGCTCGTTCAAGCGTGTCATGTCGAACCTTCATAACGCAGACACGCGAAGCGGAATAAAATGGAGGGAGACGGTTGTTATAGATGGTGTGGAATGTACTCCACGCATGGTGCGCTATATGAGACGCAAGAAAGAAATTATTGCCGAGTTGAAAGAACAAATAGGTAATGGAACTTTCCGCGTTGTTCGTTTATCCTCGTTTGAAGTGGACGATGGTCCGAAGAGAAGAATGGTTCAAGCACCTCCTGTTGTGAAACGTATAGGCTGCAATGCCATCATGGAGATTGTGGAAAAACACCTTTCGCCATTGCTAATTGAAAACACGGCAGCTTCGATAGAAGGACGCGGCCCACACGGACTATTCCACAAGATGCAGGAAGTTAGAGCCGAGAACCCCGACCTTATATATTATTATCAAAGCGACTATAAAGGATATTATGACCACATACTGCACGACAAGATGATAGACATCATCAAGCAGTATATTGCCGACCCGATATTACTCCCTATTCTAATAGACTTTGTAAAGGTGTTGCACCCGGATGGCAACGTAGGCATCAGCAAGGGACTACGCTCCTCACAGTTCTTCGGCAACCTGTATCACAATGACATTGACCATGCCATGATAGAGGAATGTGGAAAGGATAATTACAACCGCTTTTGTGACGACATATACATATATGGAGACAATAAAAAAGAGTTGTGGAAACACAGGGACACACTGCACAGACTAAGTAAACCCTACAATTTGATAATCAAGACGAGCGAGAAGGTAGCCCCAGTGAGCGCAGGAATGGACGCACTGGGGTATATTGATTACGGTGACCACTCACGAATACGCAAGCGTACAAAAGTAAATGCTGCAAGGAAACTCGCAAAAATAAAGTCGAGAAAGCGAAGACAACAAATTATAGGCTCGTTCAAAGGAATGGCATGTCATGCAGACTGCAAACATTTATATTACATTTTAACAGGTAAAAGAATGAAGAAATTTTCTGAAATGGGCGTGACCTATACCCCTGCGGACGGCAAGAAACGTTTTCCGGGCAAGGTGACACGCTTGGGAGACATCGTGAACATCACGATTGAAATCCACGATTACGAGACACTGGACACAAAGTTTGGCGAAGACCGCTACTTGGTGTCGTTCAAGAACCCTGTGACGCAGGAATGGGGCAAGTTTTTCACCGCATCGGACGAGATGAAAGGCATCCTCGACCAGATAAGCGACATCGAGGACGGCTTTCCGTTTGAGACTGTCATCAAGTGCGAACAGTTTGACGGAAACAAGAGAAAGTATAACTTCACATAAAGCGACTCACTAAAGATAAAAGCGTGAATTGGGCTGCATTCAATATCTTTGCCTCAACAAAATCATAGCGACAATGGAAAAGATATACGGCACAACCAAACGTCAGGACGGACTGCAACGAGTAGGCAAGAATAAATGGCTGCTCTATTTCGGTCTGTATGAAACAGAGAGCGGTACATACGAATACCGCCATACGTTCACGCACAAGCCCACGCTTGACGAGATAAAGAAACTTGTTTGGGCTACGATAGACGCAGAGACCAAAGACAAGATTGTTAATCAGTTTGAGTATGAGGGCATCAAGGTTTGGCTCACAGACGAGAAGCAGCGTAACTTTGCCTCTATTGAGAACAACGAAAGTGTTACATTCCCACTTACGTTGAAGCTCAACGAGAAAGCTGACGCTACACCAATCTATCATACCTTCCAGACGCGAGACGAGTTCAAGAAGTTCAGCGAGGCCGCTGCATGTTTCATTCTTGAAACCATCAGGAACGGATGGAAGGAGAAGGACAATGTAGATTGGAGCGTGTTTGACATGTAATCACAACATCATCAATAAGAGGAACAGGAGAAATCTTGCTCCTCTTTTTTTGTGCTACAATAGTTAAAACGACGCTCACCGGTTAAGTCGCTAAATTTGCCAAGAACATAAAATCATAATGGCAATGAAAAAGATTATTACATGGTTAAAATCCAGCAACCGCGGCAGACATATCGTAGGCGGCGTTCTCATCGGCTTGGGAGCTGATGATACCTACTGTGCGCTGTATGCCGGAGCTGGTGTAGCTGGAGCCTTGGAACTTAAAGACAAGTTATGGGGCGGCAAATGGGATTGGGTTGACTTCGGTTGTACGATGGCCGGAGTAGTTGTAGGACGCTTGATAAGAGTAACACTGACAGGGAAATGAACGATGTAAGTCAAATTACGCAGGTGGCTAAAGGTATTAGCGACTATGGCATGATGGCAATAACAGCAGCCTTTTTCCTTCTCCTTTCCGCAGCTATGATGGTGGCCCTCTTCCGTTGGTTCAAGAGCATCATCGAACAGATGATGCAAGACCAGAAGGACAGTATGCACAACCTTGCCGAAGAGACACGTAAGCAGAACGACATGCTGCAAGACATATCAGAGGGTCTTCGTCCGGAGACATTGTTACGCATCCGCAACCTTACAGGTTTTGCTTTCGACCTCAGCATTGAGCAGGTGTGCCGACTTATCAAGCGTGTAAGAGAAGAAAACCACATCATAGACCACGAAGCGACAGCAGCGAAGATACGCAAGTCGTTGCTCGTTATACACAACGATCGCAACTCGCGCTTCGACTCTTTCACATATCGAGGTAAATCCATTTCAGAGTTTTGCAGTTCGGAATGGGTGGAGGACGTGGCGAAGATTGTTGAAGGTGAGATTTATAATGAAGATGGCGCAAACAATGCTCGTGCTTATACTAACATAAAACTTGCGTATGATAATATCAAGACAGACTTTTACCAAAGGTTGAACGCATAAATACAACTTTTGCGTAAAATTATATACAGATTTCTACAACTTTCTAAGCAAATTATATATTATGATTAAAATTCTAATCGACAATGGGCATGGAGTGAACACTAAAGGCAAGCAATCGCCTGATGGTCGTTTGCGTGAATATGCCTATGCAAGAGAGATTGCAACCCGAGTTATGACCGAGCTTCGCGGCATGGGCTACAATGCAGAGCGTGTTGTGGAAGAGGAGCAGGACGTTGCACTGTCTGTACGCTGCAAGCGTGTGAACGACATCTGCAAGAAAGTAGGCACCAAGAACGTACTGCTTGTCTCGATCCACAACAATGCAGCAGGAGGTGACGGCAAATGGCATGAGGCGCGAGGCTTTTCTGCCCATGTAGGCATGAACGCATCCGCAAAGAGCAAGGCCTTGGCGCAGTATCTTTGGAACGAAGCAATACTTCAAGGACTGAAGGGCAACCGTTGTGTGCCCTATGCCAAGTACATCGCCCAGAACCTTGCTATCTGTAGAGACACGAACTGCCCTGCAGTGTTGACGGAGAACCTTTTCCAAGACAACAAAGAAGACGTTGACCTGCTGTTGAGCGAGGAAGGCAAGGAGAAGGTGACAGCCGTGCATGTGAACGCTATTGTTGAATTTATCAAAGACTATTATGGATAAGAAGATTTTAGGCTTTTTGTGGGCAATGTTAGGTGTGGTTGTTGGCATCGTCTGTCTGGTTGGCATCGTGCATTGCGGAGGCTACAGCAAAGATCATGAACCTGCAGATGTGGTGCGTGACACTGTGATTGACACCATACCTTACTATAAGCCAGTACCCAAGGACAGTTTGGTGTTGACGTACAAGACCGTGACCCTGCCCAAGAATGACAAGACGCAGCCATCTATCCGTGCGGACACACAACCGGCAGAAAGCTGTACACAAAACGATGTGGCAGATGTGCGTGACAGTGCGGAGGTTACTATCCCCATCATCCAAAAGATGTATAAAAGCAGTGACTACACGGCATGGGTGAGCGGTTATGACGTGCAGCTTGACAGCATCTATGTATATCCCAAGCATGAATATATCACGCGCAAGATTAAGCAGCCTCCTAAGAAATGGCATATCGGTGTGACGGCAGGTTACGGCTTCGGTAAACAAGGTATGCAGCCATATATAGGCATCGGACTAACGTATTCACTAATCTCATTCTGACATGGAGACAATCACCGTACAGATATTCAAGGACGACGTGTATGAAGAGGTGGCAAAGGCTACCGACTACACAGGCGCGAAGCTGATAGACGGCGACGATGGAGCGCGAGACCGCATCCTCGCCACGGACAGCGACCTTTCAGACCTCGGCAGGTTTTGGGAGGAGTCGGTGCTTGCCACAAATGAGAGGCTGAAAGAGATGATCGTGAGTGGAGTTACGAAGCAGATACTTGTAACGATAACTCCTATTCCACCCATACAACAACCTAAAGATGTGGAGGCGCAGAGCATCGTTGTTCCGTCGCTTGCGACGAGGACAGGCTACGAAGCCGTGCTGGAGGTGAGCAAGTCGTTTGACAAAGGGATGAAGGACAATGTACAGTCGGCCCTTCGCAACTTCTTCATTGCCTCAATCATCGCCCAGTGGTTCAAGCTGGCCAACAAGGGCGAAGCCGCTGACTACTTCAACCAAGCCGGAGAAATGATGGACGGTGCGGAACGTCTGCTATACAGTCGCAAGAGGCCGACCCGTCCGAGTGACTAACAAATAATATTTTATTGACATGGAAGGACAAGAAAAGACATTAGGTGCCAAGAAGAGCGTGACGGCAACCATCAAAATTTCGTGGCTTCTCTTCGACATCATGAACGAGACCTTCTTGCGTGGCCGTACTATCCAGAACAAGGACAACCACAAGGAGGTGGCGAGCATGTTTGCCTCTGAGGACGAAGAAAACCGCGAGAAGATACTTCGCTCTATCAAGAAAGGCTTTGCCGAGGTGAAGACAGAATTGTCGGACTACCTCAACGAGGACGGCACAAGCACAGACAACAGCCACTATGACGGCAGCACAGATCTGACGCTTAACCTCACAATGCCGAGCAACTTCAACGAGGCTGCAACCACCGGTGTGGGCGAGGCCATCCACGACTACCTGAAGAACTCCGCCATCGCCGAGTGGTACATGGTGACAAACAAGGCAGATGCTGAACAGTACATCGCCCTTGCACAGAGAAGTTTGCTAAGCATCCAACAGGCAGTGAGCAAGCGTAGCCGCCCGAAGCGTCCAACAGACTAAGGAGGAACGCTTATGAGCTGCTGCATAGAGAATGAGGGAGCGAAGCTAAAGGTAAAGCTTACCTTCGAGCGAGAACAGTTGCTTTATGACATCAAGAACAATGCCTATGTGGAGAGCCATGTAATGGCCCCGGAAACCGAGCACGCCAAGCACATGGTGGCTGACGTTGGCGAGGAGGGCAATGTGGACCGGGTGACAAGAGTGCTGGATTTGGGTATCTCCATGTGCCGGGAAATGCTTTACCCTTGGTCGAAGAAAGAAATCGTCAAGACAGAGTTTGACGACAAGCTAAAGGAGAGGGAGCAATATCATATAAACATGAGTGTGCCCAACACTATTTCGCGAACCACGCTGACCTATGTGGAAAGGCTGATACACGAATACCTTGTGTGCCGAGGCGTGGCCGACTGGCTAAGCATAACCAATCCGTCGAAGTCGGAGACGTGGCTTGCCAAGGCTGCTGAGGTAGAACAAGAAATACGCACCTCCATCCAATCGAGAATGGAACGGAAGCGTATCAGGCAACATTGGTTAGGATAATAAAGACAAGAGCCGAGGTGCATCACGCATCCCGGCTCTTTAGTTACCTAAAACAATCTAACCTTAATAAATAACTAAACCTAATAATATCTTCTTTATCTCGGCTTGTTGGTTTGTCGAGGTGTGAACTCGACTGACGCGCCGTAGATGTTTTCATCTGGTGAGAGTGTGGCTACACCGGCAATTCGGAAATACTTGTAAGGAGAGCCACGGAAGCCCTGTAGATAATGGTCTTTGCTTGACCATACAAGGTGCCAGTTCTGCAAGTCGCGTGAACCGTAGAGGGCCGTAGATACGTTTCCTTTGCGGAACAGTCCACGCTGTATGACACCGGCGACAGTCTTCAATACGTTTGCCGCTTCAAGTTTGAGAGGACGTGTGACGTATAGGCATTTGACGGTATCTGTTAGTGGTACCGAGAAATTGAGCACAGCATTTTTAGTGTCCATGGCCAGTGCATCCGGATATGAATTGAGGTGTGAGGCAATGTTGGAGAACATCATTCCCCACTGATTTGTCTTCAGCGAGAAGACATAGGCGTAGGTGATACCGGGCGCATAGACAATGACGCGCTGATGAACATAGTCGTATAGCATCCGGCACTGCTTCAAGAACTTGGTGAACGACAGCGTAGGCAAGCACTTGTCTGTTGCTGGTTCATGTCCGAGCATGGTGTGCAGCTTGTCGAACCCGGGAAGCCGGAGCGCATCGAACGGATATTCGGAGTTGATGGCTTCGGATATGCACTGCGTCTGCGAGCCGCTGATCAGCATTATACCGCGGTCTGTTGGGAAGAGAACAGCGGAGTCAAGCTGTGTGATGCCGTCGGGATTGATGCACACGTCGCGCGTGATGGGCTGCTTGGCAGAATAGGTGCCAGTGGACGAAACCTCTAACGCCCATACACCCTCAGAGGTGAAGGCATAGAGAGGGAACTGACCGAACTGACCTTCAGAAAGAGCCTTTGCTGCAGAACAGATGCCCTTAATCTCTCCCGTGCCCACGGTGTTGATACCAAGTACCGGGAAGTAGAAGGGGTTGTTGACCTCGGAAGTGTAGATTTTGTTGGCAATCTCAATGGGGAAGTTGTTGTCTTCGTGTGACGGATAGACAGACGGCAGCGAAGTGAAGTTCTTTTCACGTACCAGCTCGTAGTCGAGGACAGCAAAGGCACCATTCAGGAATTCATGCTGTTTGAGGTCGATGGCATAACATGCAGCACTGAAATTATAGATAACCATTTTGTAGGCATTCGGGTTTGGGTAGAAAACATAACACCCCCACGAATGCTTACTCTTTTTCGTTGTTTGCGTTGAACCGCTGGTAGATACCATTTCAGTGCTACAGAATAACTGCATACCCATTCCATAAAAACGTTCATCTGAAGCCACAGCATATTCCTGTCCGTTTTCTTTGATGTAAACCATAATGGAATAATCATCAGTAGAGAATGCCGCCATTGATATGTTTAGTGTGGAACCGTTTGGTTGCCAGTTGTAACGTCCATTGCAATATGCGAACATAGACTGGGCCAAATAGCCGGTGAATGGCTTGCGTTTGAGTCCGGACAGGTTGAGGCGACTATTATAGACGAATGAGTAATCAGCATGCAGCTGGTCATGCGTCAGATAGTCATCGGTCATAACCTCGCGCGTAACAAGAGACTGTAGATATTCATCATCAACGATAATGTCCTTTCGCTTGTTGTCGGCAATGGCATCTGCAATTTCAAGTGAACACAACTTGTAAAACGTTGAAGTGTTCTTGATAGACTCTGACACCTTTCCTTCAGTGAACTCCGGCATGTGGAAAGCCGTAGAAGGATAAGAGCGGTCAGACGAATAGTACATAGCGTAGATCTTAGAATACTCCCACTCACAGTAGTAGTCAAGAAATTCCTTAGAAGAGAACTGCCCGAGTATTTTGTCTTCTGCCTTTGTCGATGTTACGGTGTTCTTATTGTCGGCATACAGACGGCCAATAAACTTTGTATTGTAGTTGTCAACATCTGACATGGAAGAAATCTTTCCTTCTTGGTCGTATGTGTATATAGGCTTGGATATGAACACATCAATACTCTTGATAATGTCGGACCAGTCATTAAGATCGTACGAGTCATCATTCCGTACAACCTTATAGTCGAGCGATGCGGCCATAAGCATGATGTCACAGACAGCCTCTGTATAGCTATTCTTTCCCTTTGCCCTGTTCCACCATACAATGGGAGCTGCCTTAGTAGATGGGTTCATGAGAATGGGTGCGGAATGATAAACAAGTGAACCGTCGTATAGACGCAAGGCATAACGGACAAAGAACGGAAAGCAGAACCGTCCTTTGTTGACAGTCTCCTGAGCAACGAACTTGTTGACTTTCGCCATTATCTGTTCTGTGATACGAGTCTTGTTGTTTTCTGTGAACTCGTTGTAGAGTGATCCCTCGGAAATACCATCAAAGTAAATGGTGAACGTACTCTTGCTATCATCGGAAAGACTGAACAAACGAGGATGGCCGACAAGACCGAACGACACTTCAACATCCGGGATATGGTCGCCCAGTTTGACGTATTTGCCAGACTTCCACAAGTAATAGTAGAAGCTGCCGGACGTAAAGACGAGCAATGTATTACCTACAGCATTGAAATGAGAAACACTATATAGTGAGCCGACCTCTATGCGTTCTGTTGTGTCCTTGTCTATTGAGGCTATTTTTCCACTCTTCACAGAATATACGATGTAATGCGTGAACGAGGAAGTCTTGTGTATAAACTTGACGACCTCACCATCTTGAAGCTGCATAACTTCTGATGGCGCGAGGATAGGCTTCAAGGCACCGTCTTCTGGCAGCAGGTTGATGGAGACAGCAAGAGAACCGTCGGAACATTCATAGTCGGACGGCACAGCGGAGAAGCCACTATATTTTATTTCTTGGTTCATAACGGATGCTTAAATATTATTGGTAAAACTGTTTCGCCGTCGCGTTTCTCTGCTTGGCCTATCATGAATGAGGCACGCTGCTCTTTTATGCCGCAGTTGTCGAGCATGAGCCGTGCGAGAAGGACGGAAGACGCACAGTAGTTGTTGGAACCTTTCTTTGTCGGGTGACACTGTGCGACATGCCGTCCTATTGCATTTTGGTGCCGGACAGCAAGCAGGTAGCACTCGCCAAGGTGGAAGACTACGTTGATACTGTCGCCCGGCTGGAGCGAGAGTAGCCGCACGACTCTTGCCGTAATGGAAATGCGGCCATTACGGGAGAATGTTATGTCGGGGCGGCGTGTTCGTTCCAAGAGTTTAATCATAATGCAAAGATATAGGGTTGTTGATGAAAGATGGTTTTATGTTTAGAGGGACGTTCAACCCATCATGTGATGATGAGTTGAACGTAGAAGTGAAACTCCCGGCACAACCTCGGTATTTGTGGGTAGTGCTTTGGATCCTCATTGTAGGGGAGGTATATGCACCGCTCCTTGGTGTTGCAGTGAATACCTCTCCTACGTAGCTTGTAGAGCATGTTAGCCCTGCGTTTGGGATGGCGCATGTTGCTGATGTTGATAGTGTATTATGCGTTCTCTGGCCGCATGGTAATAGTGTTCATCTTTTTCTATTCCCAATAGAGAACAACCAAAATTTTCACAAGCAATGGCAATACTTCCACTACCAAGATGTGTGTCAAGAATACGCCATTTTTCTTTTGCAAATTTCGTAAGTAGCCATGTATAAAGAGCTACAGGCTTCTGAGTTGGGTGTATTCGCTTTTCATTCAGTTTCTTATTTCCTTGCATAATACGTCCTTCATTCACACTTTTCCCTTGCATCATACCATTCCACATAAAAGGAAATAGTCTAACGCTTGTGAATAGATTTGTAGCTGCAATCTCGCAATCAGAAAATGATGATGAGCCGTTACACTTATCCCATACAATCCTACCTGGTGCAAAAATATAGTTGAAGTAGTTGCATCCCCATACAATGTAATATTTTGACACCCTTTGCAGTTCATCAAAGTATTCTGCGGTTGGAACTTCCCATGTCTCACTTTTCTCATACAATCTCTTCACTCCAATTTTGCTTACCTTACAACCATAGAACTGACGGCGTTCGGGTCCTGAAAAAAATGGATGGTCAACAATTGCAAGGTCGAAAGACTTATCTGGCATGTTCTTCAACATGTCCATGCAGTCTCCAAAGTGCAGAGTTATGTTATTTAACTGTTCCATCATTGTTTTGTTGTTTTATGTTTACCATGACGTTTCAAACACACTTCACATTTGATGAAAGTGTTTTTTTTGATCATCGTTTCTAATTGATGCTGCCTTTCGTGTTCCATCTTTGATAAGAACTTAGCATCGCTAAATCCTTTCTTGTAACCCTCGAAGTAGCCCTGCTCTTTGCCTTTGTCTTTGCCTAATTGCCAAGCGAGCAGGAGAAAGAAAGCGACGAGAAGGGCTGTTGTCCATATAGCTGTTATCATCGTCTTGCCTTTCTTTTGCGTTTAGGGTTACGGATTGGATACAGCCTGCCGAATTCATCGTGCCACGCATTGTAGCCGTGTCCGTGTTCGACGCGCCCTCCGGGATAGGAGCGTGAGTAGATGAGGACACGTCCCCAGTTGTCCATGACGTAGCAGGTGCTGTAGTTCTTGCCTCTTATTGACAGGCTCCAGTGTTCGCGGATGCGAAGGTAGAGGTACATGGCCTTGTTGGTAAGGCGTTGAGGCATTACCTTGTAGTTGTCGATTTTTCGTGCAATTCTTCTTTTCATATTGTTTTGTTATTTTTTAAGCCCAAGGGCTTTGTTAATTTCATCTACGCGTTGTCTAACACGTTTCTCTCTTAGTTCAAGATGTACAGTCAGGTCGCATTCCATTATGAGGCGTGATATTTCTGGGCGTGAGTCTTCACTCTCCAAAACACACTCTCGGAAGTCGGCTACTCCATGGTTGAAGAAAATCTCGTAGTAGTGGTCGCCTACATGAGGATAGTGATAGAAGCGTCCGCTGTCTTCCCATGTGATACGATGGTCGCGAAGCGCATTGCGATAGTCGGCAATATCCTTATCTGTTGCGAGGCGGAAGTGATAATTGCGTACTTGGTCACTCGGATGAGTGTTTCTTAAATCGCAGCCTAATGTGCACTGGGAAAAATCGGAGTCGTGCAAATCATCATAAGGCGAATAAGCTCCCCAATTGGCAAGGAACATGTTGTCCTTTGGTCTTATTCCATGCCAGAAGAAGATTTCTCGTCCTGCAATTCCGTCTCTTGTTTGTACTACAAGGTCGTTATGATTGAACCATGGACCACGAAGGATGAACAGTTTTCCGTCCTGCTCGCGGTATTGAGTGCAGCCGTTCTTTTGGTTGGCATAGTAAGAATTGATACGGTTCTCACCGTTCCATTCAAAGGTGGCTTCTACGAATGCTCGGTCTTTCTTTTCTCCGCAGTCGAAGGCCTTGACTTCACAAAGACGGCCTTTACCGTTAACTACATGGAATGGTATGCCTTTAGCCTTGTATGTCTCATATCGTTTCTTGGAGAAACGTTCTATAATGATGATGTCGTCGTTCATACTGCTTGTTATTTGAACTTGATTATAATTACGTCTTGATCTATGGGTGCTCCCATTCTATTGTCTCCTCTGTTTATGTCAATATCGGTTATCTGGAACTCCATGGTTGGAGCGTTCTTTTTATAGCCGAGACGAAATTGGACATGCGTGAAATCTTTTGGTGTCAATCCAACGTCGCCAAAGACGAACTTTGCTATCATTGGACTTTGGACATCGAACAGCCGCTTTAACCAATACTCCTTGATTTCGCGGTATTCTTCTTGCTTGACACCAAGCAGGATGAGGTCGTACCACATTTTTTTGAGGGTTAGCTTCAATACTTTTTTCTTCATATCTTTATTATTTGTAACTTTATGTCTATTTGGGAAGAGGGAGAGTGATTAAACGTTCGGTTTCTGTACTATATACATTGTCGATGAATACTTTTGCGAGTTTTCGACTTGCTTTTATATAGTGTGCTTCTTTTGTCGATTTTGCCAATTGCAGGAATATCTTTTCCACGTCTTCATCACCTTCGTCGTCTTCGCGTTGACAACAGAAGCCCTTATAACTGAAGTCAAGAGCATCGTAGCATCCGCTCATTTTGTAATATCCGAGGAAAAACGTTTGTTTTTCACGATGCTCAAACTTAAGAATAAACGTACACAGAAAATAGCCATCCCGTACAGGTGGCAGGAGGTTCAATATCCTTTTGGTAGGTGTGTACCAGCGTACAAAATTCGCAGATGTTTGAATGACTTTTCTTATGTTGCCGAACTCTTTAGTCCATCTTCTGATTTCAAAATCGTAAATTTCCATAAATTATCTTCTACTTTTTCCGGGTAATGGAATTACGTTGTATGTTTTGAAGCGATCCACAAGTCGGCCGTAGCCGTCATTGCGCTTGAACCGCTTTTCAAGTTCCTTGTTGTCAAGGTTTGTAGTCAGGTGGGCGAACTTGCCGAACTGTGTCCAAATCTCGTTGCGAGCGTGAAGAAACTCGTCAGTGAGCAACCCAGTGTCCATGCCGAAGAACGTGCGGTCCTGTATGCCGATGTCGTTGAGGCACACATTTTCGGGTTTGCACTGGAAGCCCTTGCTTTCCTCTTCAAAGTAAGTGAAGCGGTCGAGGTTGTTGTGGATGGTGTAGTAGTTGACCATCTGTGTGACCGACACGTTGTGAAAGAAGCGAGGGTTCTTAGTGCGCCGTAGATACTCGCTGAATATCTGCATGAGGAGCGTTTTGCCAACACCTACGCCGCCCTGTATAAGGAGGTTCTTGTGTAGCTTGTAGCCACGTTCGGGGAACACTTCTTCAGCCAGAGGACAGTTGTTGAAGTAGAGCAAGAGGAAGCGCAGCACCTGCTTGTTGTCGTCGTCAACGATGAACTTGCGGCGTTGAGGAGCCAGCACAACAGAGTTGGCGATATAGACAAGGAAGCTGGAGTGTGCACTATATACGTTAGGGTCGGCAAGGTTGTACGCCTGTGCTCTCGCCTTTTCGCTCTCTCTCCGTAGGTTGAGTGCGCATTGGTGCAGGGTGAGCCACGGTGCATCCTTCTCGCGTTCGTTCTTGCGAAGAACGGAAAGGACGACAGCGTCCCAGTCTTTGTTGCCGGTAGGCTGACGGCCATACTTGGCAAGTTCTTCGATTAGACATTGTGGATATTGAGCCATAGTTTCAGAGATTAAAGGTTAGACATCTTGCCCACCGAAACCGCCATTGAACTCGTATGACGGTGGTGGCAGCTCTTGTGCGTCTTCCGGCTCGGCATGTGAGGTGTACGCCTTGCGCATCCACGAACAGAAGTGACGTTTGGCATCATTGATATTGTCGTGAGGTTTGCCCTCATACTCGCAACGGCAGTGGTTGAGGAAGGAGTCGAGGCGTTTGCCAAGCTCGTCCTCGCGTATGTGGAACTGCATACATACTGGTTCGTTCCAAGAACGATCGGCACGCATTTCTTCAATCTCCTGCTCCAGCGTGAGCGTGTAGCCGGGCGTGACGTTGGGCTTATCAGAAATGGCAGACGAGACAGCTCTATCCTTAGCAGGGCGACCGCCAAGTTTGCCGAACTTCTTGCCTTTCTTGCCGCCCTCAGAGCGTGCGTTGTTGGCATCCATCACTGGCTTTATAAGGATGAAGACACCCTTGGCAATGTCGGATAGTCCTTTAGGCTCCTTTCCGTTAAGGGCATACTCCACGATAGCCGGGTAAATCTCGGCCTGTACCTCGGAGGGCATACACTTGATAGCCTCAAGGAAACTGCGATAGAATATAAAACTGTCTCGTGCCATATAAATCAAACCTCTTTAATGCGGATGCCATGCACATGCAGCATGAGTTTCCGCTTGATGATATACTCCTTTGTTCTGACTCCCTTTGTGTCTTCCACGACGGTCTGCCCGGTAGCCTTGTCGGTATAAACGAAATCGGCTACATAAGAGCAGGGGCGTTCGAGAAGAACACGTGTAGGACGATTTTTGAAATCTTTGCCACACTCGCCGTATTGTGCAGGTATCAACAGGTATGATACCTGCTCCCGAAGGTCGGAGATAAGTCCGGCACGCTGCATCATGCGTAGTTCGCCAGCTCGGTAGTGCTCTTTCTTGGATGCGTGGGAGCCTACGCGCTTGTTGCCGTACTTATTCCGGCCTTGGAAGGCATGATTATAGAACTTATCCATTAGCTGTGTTAGGCTTGTAACGGAAGATGTCCATAATCTTAGTCTCGTCGAGCGTAGCAATCTCGAAGTCAACCATTGACCCGCGCTTCAAGCGGTCAATGACAACAGCGTGTGCGTTGTTGATGTCGGTGGCACGGACGATGAAGTGAGTAGCGGTCTTCTTCTCTCGGCCTTTGTCGTCGAGCGTGATATAGAGAAGCTTTGCGCGGAACCACTTGTCGCCCTTGTCGTTCTCGGCAATCTCGGAGTAGTTGGTGCGCTTGATTGTTACAACATCGAAGTCGCCCGAATAGAACGGCTCCATTTCTTTGGTGATACGTCCTTCAGCCTCGGTGAAAGAGAGGGCATCGACAAGGTACAACTCTGTTACTTTCTTGGTAATGCCGTTCGCCATCGTCCGCTCGTAACGGACACCACATTCATAGAGCATCATACGGTAGCCTCCTTTCCTGCTTCAGCGTTGAGAAACTTGATGAAGTCCTTGCTCACACGGAACTTTGCGGACTTGTGTGCCGGAATAACGACAGGCTTGCTAGTCTTGAAATCGCGTGCAGGACGCTCCTTGCACTCGGTGGGTTGGAACGTGCCGAAACCACGGATGATAACAGGCTCACCCTTGGCGAGTGTCTGCTTGATGACACGGAGAATGCCGTCAACGGCTTGGAACGTAGTGGAGAGGTGGAGTTTCTCGGAAACCGCAACCTCCTTTGCCAATTCATTTTTTGTCATGATTGAGTTTTGATTTTAATTTGTTTGTTAATTGAGTTATCATGTAAGCGCGGCACTTGCATTTCTGCATGGGCAACGCATCGTAAATCTTCGCAGCCTCATTGAGGTAGGAAATGACCTTTTGCAGGTCGGTCTTGCAGAGGTCAGCCATCTTGCACTGGATTGAGGAACAGACTTGCAAGTTCATCGAAGTACATTTCATCCTGCGGAATGTCGTCATCGGTGGCCATTATCTGGTTGGCGATGGACTTCTTCTTGTGGATGATGGAGTAGAGCGTGCTGTCGATGGTGGAACGGCCAAGCAGGTAGTAGCACGTAACGTTGTCCTTTTGCCCGATGCGGTGGGCACGGTCTTCGCACTGGCAGCAGTCGGCATAAGTCCATGGAAACTCAACGAAAGCCACGTTGGAAGATGCCGTGAGCGTGAGGCCCACGCCAGCCGCCTTGATGGAACAGATGATGAGTTGCGCCTTGCCCGACTGGAAAGCATCGACAGCCGCCTGTTTCATCATCATGGAGTCGCGCCCAGTAACGGAGACCGCCTTGGGGAACGCTTTCTTAATCTCGTCCACAATCTCATGCAGGGAGCAGAAGAGAATGAGCGGCTTGCCGTTGGCGAGGAATGTGCGCGTGAAGTCGATAGCCTGTTTCACCTTGCCTTTGGCAGAGAGCGAGCGCAGCGTCATGAACTTGACAAGAGCCTCCATGCGCATCTTGCGTCGTATGTCGATGTCGTCACACTCGGTATATGTGCGCAGGTATTCTGCAAGGTCGGCTTCTGCAAGCATATACTCGTCGCGGTTGCTGATGTCAACGATGAGGTCGGTGCGCGTCTTGTCTGGTAGTTGGGTGAGCACTTTAGCCTTTTCGCGACGGATCATGCAGCGTGCATAGAGTTCGGCAGAGAGCCGGTCGAGGTTGCGCGGAGCGTCGTCCTCATCATTTCCTCGTCTCTCTTTGGAGATTTCGCCACCGCCGTACTCGGCAAGGAACTTAGAGCGTCCACCGAACTCAGGCAAACGTCCCATGATGGAAAGCTGAGCTATGAGGTCGGCAGGACGGTTGACAACCGGTGTGCCTGACAGCAAAATGCGATACTCCTTGCCTTCAGCAATGCCACGTGCAAAGATGGTTTGCTGGGCTGATGGGTCTTTAACGCGGTGACTCTCGTCTATGATGATGGACTTGAAGATATTGATGTCCGGCGTGAAGACCACATCTTTCAGCCGGAACCCACCACGTGAGCCTCCCTTGATGTCCCACACGAAGTATTTGCGCAGAGACTCGTAGTTGACGACCGCCACCTGCTGCATGCCCATCCGGAGAAGATAAGGCCATGTGGTAAGCACGGAATTGTCGAGCACAAGGGCTTTCTTGTTTGTGAATTTCTCGAACTCGCGCTGCCAGTTGATTTTTAGCGAGGACGGACAGACCACAAGGCAAGGGTAGGCATTGGCACAGTCAACGACACCGATACTTTGCAGCGTCTTGCCCAAGCCCGGCTCATCACCGATGAGAAAGCGGTGCCAGCGTAGCCCGGCAAGTATGCCCTCCTTCTGATAGTCGTAAGGCTCGACGCGAAGGTTATGTTTCAGAGTTTCAGCCATAAGCATTGATTGTGTGTTTTGAAATCGTTATGTCGTAGCCATGTATGTATGCTTGCTTGCGCAAGTCGGTGCATGAGAGCATGCAATGGCGAGCTTCCTTTGAGCGAGCGGCCATGCCTGAAGAAGAACGTACCCCCCCCAACCATGCCACCGCATGTATATCCGTAAGAGCCAGAGAACACAGCGAACGGACACATGCGTCTGAGGCGTTTGAGCAGCTGGATTTGTGCTGTCTGTGATAATTTCTTTTTCATACTTTGTCTGTTACATGAGGTTGAAAGCCCAATATTGGAAGGCAAGTTCTTCGTACTTCTCGCGTCCGCGATTGTAGATGTCGTCGCCACGGTTGATGAACTTCTTGAAAATGTTGCAGTTCTTTTTGCTGATTGCGTAGATGAAGTCGCGGTCGGAATGGGCGATGTCCATGTACCACGCCCGGCTACGGTCCCAGTCGAAGAAATCTACAGCATTGTCGAACTCCGCTTGTGTTGAGGCGAATGTCGTTTTCAGATCGCCGCCGAAGTTAGCCATTGGCAACCACCAGTCCCATTTGCAGCGTGTGTCCAGATGGAAGGTAAATCCCCCATTGCAGAACTCCTGCTGCTTGTTGACCATGAAGCGTTGTGTATCGGCATGTTCGAGAACCTTAGCGAGGAATGGGTCTCGTCGTGCTTCGGCACGCAGTGCACGCTGCATTTCGCGAGCGTGGAGGAACTCCTCCTCGGAACATTGTTCACCGTCGATGGTCATGTGCAGGAAGTCAACACGCGAGGGTTCGGTGATGATGGCATCGACGATAGACCCGAAAGCGAAAGCAGCCTCCTTGTCGCCGAACTGCATGTGAGGGTGCAGCAGGTTCTTCAGTTCGGTGAGGTCAGAATTGCTGACCTCACTTCTCTGATAGTATTCGTCCGGGTTGTTAATCTTCGTCATAATCGTCATAATCGTCGTAATCAGGTTCGTATTCAACTTCGCCCTCACCGTCGCACACCTCGCAGGTTTCCTTTTCGCCCTTGATACAGTACTTGTGCTGGGCAATGGCCTCTTCTTCCGTTTCGGGAAGCATATTCCATGCTTCTTCGGAACATTCTGTTTCATAGTCTGCCTCAAAGTCGTAGGCGTGCCAATGATAGCCCTTGCCGCCACATGCAGCACATTCGACCATCGTAGGCTCTCGTTCATTCCAAGGTGCGCGTGGGTCGGACTCCGCACCAGCAGGATAATAACCACTTTCGTACATAACTGCTTATTTAGCTTTTACTTCCTCGTCATAGGAAACTGATGTTGAACTGATGAACTCCGGGTGGTCCTTGTCGTTAGCCACCTTCTCGCAGAACGTAATCTGCTTCTTGAATATCTTGGCGAGGTCTTCGACCGACATAAACTGTCCCTCCTTGGACCACCACATAGATACGGCAGCGAGAACGCCCTGTGCGTCGTGGAAGTGTATGCGCTTCTTGACAGAGGTCTTAGGTTGATAGCCAGCCGGAGAAACAACAGCTTGCTGACCGAATAGGTTGCCAATCTCGGAAGCCTCGGCTTGCATCTTCTTCTTGGCTGCTTCCTCTTCCTCCTTGCGCTTGCGCTCTGCCTCGATACGTGCGGCTTCGGCTTGCTCACGTGCTTTCAGTTCAGCAGCCATGCGTGCCTTTTCTTCCTCGTTTGCCTTCTGCATACGTTCCAGCTCTTCTTTCTTTGATGGCAGCATGTCGATGATAGAGTCACGGTATTCGGCTACCTCGAACTGAAACTGCTCACGGAACTGTTGCATGAGCTTGGAAAGGATGGAAGAACGAATGCCCGGCAGCTGGTCTCTCATGTCGGCAATTTCAGCCGGGATAAAGACAGTAGAGGTCAGTGTGTTTCCATATTCAGCAGGAAGAGTGACAGGATATTCACGGATAGTCTTGCACTGTGCTTCGTAGTTTTCGAGGGTCAGACCGCTGTTGAGCTTTGTCAGCTCGTTTGTGGCATTGGTCGTATATACATTGAACTGACGATTGAAGTCGTCCTCCACGTCCTGCTTGTAGCGGCTGAGAGCCTGTTCGCGCTGCTGACGGATAATCTCTTCACGGCGGCGGCGTTCTTCCTCTTCACGCTTTCGTGCTGCATAGGCATTGCGTTCCTGCTGGATTTGATAAGGGATAGAGCCGGTCTTGTTAGGATCGACAGAATTTTCCATGCCGGTGAACTCGGAACGTATCTGGTCGAATATCTTGGTGATGGCAGAACGGTTGGTGTTCATCTTCTTCACCGTGTTGCGAGCCTTGTTTATGTAGTTGGCGCACTGCATATCCAGTTCATCGTTCATGCCGTTGGCCTTGATTTGTGCAAGGAGTTTCTGGCCATACTCGGTACAACGCTCGGACGAGGTTGTGTTGTCCTTGTAAATCTGTGGCGCGGATTGCGCTATCATCTGTACGTTTTCCTTGCGTACGATGGTGAGGTCTGTTGTCTGTTCACTCATTGTTGTAAGTATTATAGGGTTAGAATGTATCATCGTCGTCGTTGACGGCAGGGTCAACGGTTACTCCTGCAGACGTGTCGGTCTGAGGTGCGAAGTCCTGCTTCTCTTGGATAATCTCGCCAGTGGTGGTGTCAACCTTCTCGCCATCACCGGTAACGCCGTAGATGTCGTCAGTGATTTCTGTCTCGTCAACCTGCTGTGACTCCAACTGCGTAGCACGACCGACACGTGCCTTCGGATAGGTCTTGAAGGCGTGCTTGATGCACTTGGCAACAAGGAAGCCGGGGTCAATCTGTCCGCCTTGTGCAACGTAGAGCGCATTGGGTTTGCCGTTCTCCCACGTCTTGGTCTGATAATTGTACTTGCCGTTCTGACGAGCGGAGTAGTTGGAGAGTCGTGTCCAGTCTTCAGGCAGCATGACAGCATAGTCGATAGAACCATCGGCGCGAGTGATCTTCATGAAGCAAGCAACGATACGACCAGTGGTGTGGGGAAGACGACATGTGTAGTTGACGAATTTTTGTCCGTCGCGTTCGCCATACTCGAAGCTGTCCTCTTCGTACACGATAACAGGGTTGTCGGCGTGGCGTATTTGGCCGCAGCGTGCACGAAGCACCAGCTCGCCATATCCGGACACGGTGAGCATGCAGTGTGTCTCGTACTTGTTTTTCTTCTGTCCGTTGTCATAGTAGCTGTCAACGGCGACGGAGCGAGCGAGGAGGTAGGCTTGCGCCTTGGTGCCGGGGTCGAGGGTGAGTCCGGAAATTGCCACGTCGAGGAAAGATGTGAAGAGCGAGAACTTTGTGCACGTCTTGCGCACGTCCTCTTTCTCAGAAAGCAGACGATTGAAGTTGCGTGACTCGCGCTCGTAGGCTGCTTCGCCTGATGTTCCGGTTGATGGTGTCCACATTGCCTCGTAGATCTGGATGAACTTGTCGCGTACATTGTCGTTGCGAACAATCGCAGTAGGTTCCATTGCGTTGATTTGCTCAACTGTAAGTTCTATCTTACTCATAGTGTTAAAAATTAAAAGATGAATATTATTTGTTTGTCTGTGAGCCGCAGGTGGGAGTCGAACCGCACTAATGCACTCCGTGAGCATATTTGAGCCTTGTACTTCGGCTGTAACACGCCTTCTGTGGTTCCCGTTGCGCCGGGATGCCCTTTCCGATTAAGCATTCTATCTGCGGCAGTTGAGGCTACTTTTCAAGGTAGTCTTGTTGTATCCTCTGCAATAGCCGCAGGTCGGCTGTACGGTATTCGACTTTGCCCGGACGCTTGTAGGCAAGGACTTTGCCCTGCTTGCGCCACCGCTCCACATTGCCACGACCGAACATCTGAAAAGCTTTGTTCTGGCTGATGAACTCTGGATCGTTGGCATCCTGCTTAATCATGTGGACCACCTTTGCGGCCACATCATTGAGGAAGGTGGAGTAGCGTACGCACTTGTCGGGGAAGTTGAGGAAGTCCATTATAGTTCGCCCTCCTGTCGGCTCATTGGGTTTGGGGTCTCGTCGGCTTCATCGCACAGCTTGTCGAAGAACTGAAGCAACCAGTCATGCTTGCGCCACTTGTTGAAGAGAAAGATGGTGAGAGCAAGCAGCAGGAAACCGAGGGCCTTGTCGAGGATAAGGTGGAAGAGGTACGCGAAGAAACTGTTGTCTTGCTCCTCTCCGAAAAGGAAGAGTGTTCCTGCGCATCCGATGATAAGTAGGATGCAAACGCGGATGATAGAATATGCTTTATTCATTTTTTGTTGTTATTAGTGGTTGCACATGGTGGTGTCTTTGCGTACTCAACGTAACGGTTGAGGAACATGCAGAAACAGCCGTTGAGAGCATTGAAGGACTGTTTGCAGGAGGTGCAGAACTTATTAGACATTAGTTGTAGAGGTTTATGCCCAACTTGTTGAACGCCTCTTCTTCTGCAACGGATCCGCGCCAAGCGTCGAGATAATCGTTGATGGCTTTCTCGTTGTTGGCATCGGCCTTTTCGTTGTAGCCGAAGTCCTTGCAGAAGGCTGACCAGCTGATGCGGTCGAGTTCTTCGTTAGACAATTGGGTTGAGGTGTTGCAGCTGATGAGGCTTGCAACAAGGAGAAGTACAAATGGGATGATGTTCTTTCTCATGATGGTGTTGGTTTAATGTTACGAAATTCGGGTTGCTGTGATTGTGCGCTGCTCGCGGTTTGTCGTGGTGGTAAACTTCTTGTCCCACTGGAGTCCAAAGCTGACGCAAATCGACTTCAAGTAGCTTGAACGGCTAACCGATACTGTCAACTCTTCGCCGACTTCAAGGGCGTTCAACTGGCCCAAGAGCGATTTTTTTCGCTGATTTTTAGATGTTTCTGTCATTATTTCGATATTTATTTATAACTTTATGCTGCAAAGGTAGTCAATTAACTACATACAAACAAGCGTTTTGACTACTTGGTGTAGTCACTTAATAACTTTTAACTATATGGTAGCGTATGGAAACAATTAACGACCGAATGGAAATGCTTGTAAATGAGCGTTTTAATGGCAATAAGGCTGCTTTTGCAAAGGCTATAGGTACTGAAAGGGCTACGTTGTCAAATTATATAGGCAACGTACGTCGTAGTAAACCATCTGTGGATATGGTAACAAAAATTGTGGTTGCTTTGAACGTAGATGCAAGATGGCTGCTCACTGGAGAGGAGGACGAGAAGCATAACAATGTGTCAGTTGGGGACAATTCCGATGGCAACGTAGCCATTGGAAGCCACAACTCTGTGGGTAACGTAACGACCAATGCAGGAGATACAGCCGTGTTGGAGGAGCGTATCAAATCACTTGAGGCACTGTTGGCTGAGAAAGAAAGGCTGATACAGGTGCTGATGGAGGGAAGGAAATGAGATACATAGCCCATATTTGTGTTACGCTCATCCAGTGTGCTGTTATAAGCATGGTGATTGCAGTCGCCTTTGGTGGCTTGCGTTATATTGGTTATTTGTTGTCATGGGTAGAAAAGCCAACTTTGCTTAATGTTATAGGAATGGCTATTTTGCTTTGGGTTATAATGGTCATTAAGGGATTGGTGTCTGTTTGTATGTTCATATACAGATGCCACAAAGACCCTGTATTCAAAAAAGCAACCATACAAACAGGGATAAGTTGGAAAGACTACAAAAGATTACGGGGAAAATGAAAAAGAAGTATTTGGCATTTTCAATACTGGCAATTATCCTGTCCTCATGCAGTTCTGACAACGAGCAGGACAATGGAGAGGTGTATTTGAGTGATGGGTGCTTGTTTACAGAGCCGACAACGGTTCTGCCGGGAGAGACTTTCAGCATACCACAAGTGTTGCTTGATGCACTGAAACCAGAGCAGAAGGCCGTGGTGAGTGAAGTTACAAAAGACACACTCGACTTAAAAACCACGATAACAGACTACCGCCTGGTATTAAGGGACCTGTCTGCCGAACTGACTGTGAATACACAAGCCAAGATGCAAGTGAGAGAAATGCGCAAGACGGCGAGCTACTATGTATTCAAGGCTGGTCTGTATGACGTAAACGGAACTGCTGTTGAAGTCAGAGCCGATGGCATATACTTGGTGGGGAATGGAGACCAAGTGTTGAAACTGGAGAATTATCGCTTCATCAAAAGTTCAGAGAACGAGGTTGTATCTTCAAGCGATTTCACTAAGCGATATACGACAATAGCCAAAGGTGAGGCTTTTGGAAACACATTCATGGTAAGTAAGGCTGACACGACATACAGGTGTAGCCGAATATCAGAGAAGAAAATTCGGCTGGATATGGTATCTCCAGAGCAATGGGAGTGTACGACCTTGGATAAGCAATGATGTGTATGGGGAAGTATACTGTTTCTGACGAAGAAATGCAAGACTGCATCAAACAGATAAAGGCAATCTTGCATATTGAAGACGATGATCCAAACTTTCTTGGAGAACTGAAAGACGCAGCGCAGGAGGTTTGGCAAGATAATCCCGGTATCACGTTTGAGGAATGGAGGCACACGCTCATTGAGCAGTATCCTGCCGAAATCGTGGATGCACTGGGGATAGACGAGAAAGAAGTGGACTCGCAGCTTTTTGAGTTATGGAAAGAAATAAACGTAAATAAGGCGTTTTAAGCGTCTGTTTTCGTTAAGACAATAAAACCCTCATTCGAGCACATAAAGTTCGTCAGAGGGGCAAAATAACGGCTCAGGACGGCATTGTGATGCCGGAGTCAGAGTCGCACAAACAAATGAATTTAGCACGATAAGATTAGTTAATTCACCTCTTTTGATAGAGACGCTTACAAATTCTTCAAAAGTCCCTCATGATGAGAGGGTGAAATCAGCTGCGCAGGCTGCTGTTGAGGAATAATCCTTGAATACTGAAATGTAATATAGTAAAAGGCGGGTGTCTGGGATTCAGATACCTGCCTTTTATTTTTCGGCAAGGGACTGTTGAAAATCAAGATGCTTTTTTACCATTGTATAAAATCATAAAATGGCAGATATGAAGATAATCGAATATACTAGTTCAAGGCTATGTTTTAAGGCTGCTGAAATAGAACCTTTGCAAGATACTGATGTCTTTATCATACGGACTCCACAAGGGGTTTTTCAATTTACAAAAGCTGAGTTTTATCGTGATTTTTCTAATGTGGTAAAAACAAAAAGTTATAGAGAAAACGGAATATATCATTATTCTGTAACGCCTAAACGAGCTCTCTCATATTTGATTGACGAAGCTTGTGTTCCCGGACATAACCAGGTAACTTGCAAAGATTTAGTTGGTGACGATATAAGGTCAAAGATACGCGAGATTGGGGCATTATGGCACTCATCTAAATATAACCCGTCTATAGACCCCGATGTGATTGATAAATGGGAAAAACTGATAGACGATTGGATTGAAGATTTTGATATGCCTTTGATTGTCCGTAAGAAGACGGATAAACGAGGACAAGCTTTTATACATCGCACTGGACGTGAAATTATTATTGCAGACAATACGGTTGCTCTGTGGATTTATGGCCATGTATTGAAGGGAGAAGTATTTACTTTAAATCAAATCAGAGACCTTTTGAGGCGTAATGAGCTTCCGGTTGTTTTTATGGCGACAAAAGAGATAAAGGAAAAAGCTAAATACTCAAAGTCCCTTGGGAAAAACCCATTGTCTCACTGGAAACTTTGTCATATAGAATCAGTCGGTTTTAATACTAACACCCCAATTGTTGATATAGAAATAGCCGATATAAAGGAACATTTTAGGAAATATGTAAGCCCCAAGAATATGTTTGTCTTACCAAAGGAAATTGGAGATTTGGGGGAAATTGCGGCTTTTATAGAAGAGCAGAAGTAATACTGTTCCTTTAACCGCATATATAAGGGATAAGTAGACGGCCAAAGTTATTTTTATATACCACAGGCTGCACCTCGTCAAAGCATTCAAACAAGTTTGATGCTCTGCTCTCGGTTTGCACTGTATTTGAAATGTTCTATCGTGACGTTTGTGCTTATAGGTCAACGTAACCATCCGAAAGCCCCCGTCTTGTTAAATAAAAAACTCGCAAGTTCATCACTTGCGAGTTTTTTTATAATAGAAGGGAAGCATTTGCTTCATCTCCTCTTGACCAGTGTCGTCTCTCAAATTGTCTAATACATCT